CTACGACTCGCCCGCAATGGCCTGGTGTAGCGCCGTCGCGGCTTCGCTGTGCGCCCGTCCACGCGCCATATAGAAGCGCTGAGTCATGGACGGATCGGCGTGCCCCAGGACATCCGCAGCAACGCGTGCAGACAGCCCGGCGTCATCGAGAATGGTCGCTACGGCCTTGCGGAAACTGTGAGCCGTGATGCTGGCGGGCAGCCCCAGCGCCGACCGCACCCGTCGCCACTGGGCCGCGACGTTGTTCGGGTCGCGGGGCGTCCAGTTCTCGGACGGGAACACCAAGTCTTCGTAGTCGGCCGATGCCGGACGCGGGTCAACTAGTCGGCGCTCGGCAAGGCGCCGCTTCCGAAGCTTGAGGGCATCGATAGCGAACTGGGGCAACGCAATCTCATTGTCGGAACCCTTGGTGTCGTCCTCAATGGGCACCAGCACCAAGCCTTTGCCTTTGACTCGGATCAACTTCCGAGTGGGACGCATGACACCCGCTTTCAGGTCCAGCTCGGGCCAGGTCGTTGCAAGCGATTGACTGCGGCGGTGGCTAGTGGCAATCAGCATCACAATCCAGTCGACAATATCGGCGTCCGCGCAGAACTCGGCAACCGTTGGTGGCGTGTAGCTTCCGACGCTCTTCTCGCGCTCCGCCTTGGCCAGAATCCGGGGGCATGGCAGGTCCGAAGTCCGTACCGCGATGAGGATGTCGCGCACCTCGTCAACGGTGAGCTGGCGCGCACCGCCACGCTTGGCGCCCTTGCGTCGCGCCAGCTTCACTTCGCGCAGGGGGTTGACCATGATCGCGCCATTGCTCATGCGGATCGCGTAGTTGTACATGCCGGACAGCACTGTTCGCGACGACTTCGCCGCCCCGGCGCCACGCGTGTCAGCGACCGTTGTCAGGAACTTCTCCATGACCGGGGTTGGCGCCTCCATGAGACGCCTATGGCCGAATGCGGAGTCAAATCCCTTGGCCTCAAAGTCGTATCGGTCAAGGGTCGCGGGCGCCTTCCCTTGATCAATGAGGTAGGGCCGATAGTGGTCGTAGTACAGCGCCCGGATTGTGGTCTCTGGTGACAGGTCCGCATCGAGCACCGACACCGACAGGTCGGCGGCGGCTGCCAGCACCGCGTCGCGTGCGCGCACGCCGTCCCTGTCTGGCACAGGACGCCCGCGAGAGTCGGTGCGCGGTGGACTCATTCGCATGATCTGTCGGCGCTTACCGCTGGCGTCACGGACACGTAGCTTGGCCCGCCACACTCCGGGCCGAACCTCGGCTAGGTCAACGTCACCTGGAACGCCAATAGGTCGCGGCGGTCTACCTCGCATGGTCACATCCCTTATTGAGCCGCGCAGAAGACTCGCTGTAGTAATGGTCCGTGTTCAATGACAAACCCTATAAACGAGATTCCGAGACCGATCAGCGCCAGGTAGGTATCCCCCAGCTTGACCAGCTCGTCACTCCTGATCCGTTCGGCGAACGTTGAGTCGATAAAGTCCTGGATCCTGTTGTCGATCCGAGCATCTAGGTACGCGGATGACCGCCCAAGCTGCTCTAGGCGCGCATCGTGATCGAGCTGATTCAGCAGCTCCCAGGTTGACTCCACCCTTATCAGTGGCCTACCCCCTTTGAGGGTGACATTGGCCGACTCTGGAGTTAGACGGTTTTCTCCATGGAGCTTCGCTAACCGCACCGATAGGCCCGTGTTAAACGTGTTGTACGCGTTAGAAATCCGGCTCTTGACTCGATGCCAGGCCACCATTAGCCCCACCGCCGTAAACAGGGCGCCAAACACCTGTATCAAGAATCCTGCCAGCTCCATTTACATCCCCCTTATCCGTCGCAGCCGGTTGACGGTCTGTGCGTCGATCGCCAGCGCCTCTGGCGTTTCGATGATGGCGTTCAACTTCTGGTAGTAGCGGACCGGCGATAGGCCGAAACGCTGGCGTATTGCTTCATCCTTGGCACCGGATGCAGGCCACCAAATGCGTTCCATATCAAGGGCTTCAACCGTTTTCATGGGCGTTGCGGGTCTTCAACACGGTCAGCGAGCCAGTCGCGCTCAGCCGGGGTGAGGGTCTGGCGTCGTACCCGCACGGTGTGAACATCGGTCCAAAGTTCTTCGGCCAGTTCGTAATCGTCGTTGGTCCATTGCAGCCCACGCAGCAGGGCGGGTAGCGGGATGAGTCGGCGTGCCGCCAGCACATCCACATAGTGCTCTTCGCGGGCGCGATGGATGACGGGCGCGATGCCCCGGTCAACGTGGATCAACTCATGCGTCAAGGTCGAGCGGCGCTCAGCCTGTGTCAGGCTCTTGCACAGCCAGATGGTGTTGCCCTTGATCAGTCCGGCCACTCCCCGAGGCAGGACGTGATCGCAGGAAACAGCGATGTGTGGATAGTGCTCGGCGAGCGTTCGCCATGGATGCCAATGGTTCGTGATCATGGTGCGAGACGCTAGAACAGGCCACCGACAAATACGGCGCTGACCAGTAACTACAGCGCTGTCATTCCCAGAACAGGCAGCTCGGAGGGGCCGCTTACTCGTCGTCGTCGCGTTCGCCATTGGACTGCTTTTCGCTGCGGGGTGTGGCAGCTTCTAGCGACTTTGAGGATCGACCGCTTTCCACCCAAACGTCATGCGCGTGGTGGAAGAAGTCGGCAAGTTCCTCCATCGATCGCCGTGCAGCGATGATCCGGCCCGCCTCATACGCATCGGGAGCCATGGGCAATAGCTCGCTAATGTACTCAGACACGCTATCGGCATATCCCCATCCTTGCTCGAATATGCGGAGTGCAGAATCGATCTGGTCTTGTGTGGCGTCCAACTCGACGCGTCTCAGTTCCGCCATAAATCGGCGAGACGAAATTCCATAATCGTCAATGGCATTCAGCGCCAAAGTCACCAAATCAGTAGTAAGCCTCTGCTGTGTAAAAGCCTCATGGATTGCATTGAGCCGCTTCTGCACCCCAGCTGCCGCGTCTGCATGTTCATGAAAAACCGCTGCGGGAACTACAGCGCGTATGGGCTCTGGGGCGGGGCCGGGGACCGCCTTTGGACCGGCAATCACGCTTGACGTGCCCCACCAGCCGGAACTAAGGCCGCGCTCCCCGTCAGACTTCTTTTCTCGCCGGGATGCTGCCACGTCCGGGTCATCAATGTCGGGCGGTGGTGCAGGCCTGCGATCGGCGAGGTTGGTAACGACAGAAGCGTTGGCGTTGGCGTTGGCGTCTTCTTCAGGGCCGTACTGTTCTTCAGGGCCGTACTTCGCATCGGCCGCGCGCCGCAGGATGTCGCCCGACTCTTTCATGAGTGAAGACATCCGATGCATGTACTGATTCATGCCAGCTGGGGTATCGATCCAAGGTTCTAACGTCTCGGGTAGGCGTCGAATCTCGCGACGTATCCCATCGAGCCGCGCCCTCTCGTCTGCGGTGAAATCGACGGACAGCATCAGCACGCGGTCAATCATCTGTGCCGAAACCTCTGCGTTGCTCGAATACTGTTGCAGCCGTTCTTCTTTACTCTTGCCAGCAGGCGTTGCGCCTCGTGGGCGTGACTCCAACTCCCGCCATTCGCCCCATTCGCCGTTGCGCTGAACCCTGATTTGAGACTTCGGTCGGCTGGACGCTGTCGACTCTCCGCCCGCGAGTATCGCGAGCGACGTGCCAGGCTCCCAGCCGAGACCCTTGTCTAACTTGCGCAGGGTGTCAGGCCGGGGACGGGGCTCCTCATTGTTTTCAACCCTGCCAACCACGATGTCAGAGGGGCCGCCCGCCTGTCCGACCGCAACCTGAGTCAAGCCGAGTTCGGCCCGTCGCGTGCGAACGGCTCGGGCCAATGCCGCCCAATCCTCTGCCATGTATCAAATGTTCCACAGACATTCGGCAAACACAAATATTCGACAATCACCGGTGGCGTGAAGCAAATAATCTCATAACGTCGGCGTACAGCATCGCAGCAGCTTGCCTAATGTTTTCCGAACAAACATTTGCCTTAACAGTATCTTCGTTGTAGCTTCTTCGTTATGACAGCGAGACCGAAGCCAAGGGCGCAGCTCACCCCACCTCATGTCCCGATCCGTGCCCTGCGCCATTTGGCCGGGTTGACATTGGATGGTCTGGCCGACCTGATTGAGGACGCCACCGGAGTCCGATATACACGCGGAACGCTGTCAGCGGTCGAAAGCGGACTGCGCGGAACGTCGAAAGAGCTGCTTGCAGGTATTGAAGTTGCCTATGGACTGGAGCCAGGGACGATCACGACGACTTACCGTCCCCGCCTGGCTAGCGTGCGAGGTATCGCGGGATGAACCTTCAGGAACTCGCCGCCCAGGCGGGCATGACCGCCGACAGCTCGCCTGTCGAAATGGCCCGCATTGCAACAACTATCGCCGATACCGGCCTCACTCCGCTCTCCCCCCACGAGACTCTTCGCGCCCTGCTCCGCATCCAGCGTGACGCGCAAACGCCCATCCTGGTCACGTCCAAGGTCGCCGCCACGATCTTGGACATCCATCCGCAGACATTGCGCGACTGGAGCCGTCGCGGACTCTATGACCTTCCGGCGCCTACTCGGGTCGGCAGTCGGCTCCGGTGGGATGCCACCGAGCTACGCGCATGGGCCGAGCGCCGTAAGCGGCGCGAGATAGTTCAAGCGGTGTCCGCGTGAGTGCCGTCGAGCTGTTCACCTACGCCGATGCCGACCAGCTTCGAGTCATCCTCCGTGATGGTTCCCCGTGGTTTGTTGCCACCGACATCCTCGCGCTGCTCGACGTAAATCGCTCGTCACTTACGGCGCTCGATGGCGACGAGAAGGGGGTACACGCTATGGACACCCCTGGCGGGGTGCAGTCCGTGACGATCATCTCGGAATCGGGCTTCTACTCTCTTGTGCTCCGCTCCCGCAAGCCGGAAGCCACGGCCATCAAGCGCTGGATCACCCGCGAGGTCTTGCCTGCGATCCGCCGTACCGGCAGCTACGGCACCACCCCGGTTGAGCGCCTGACCCCGCTGGAGTACGCGAAACGGCTCGTTGACGCCGAGCAGCGCGCGGAGTCGGGCCAGCAGTTCCGGCGCGCGATCGAGGCGGGTGACGGCATCACCTTGACCGCGTTCCACAAGAAGTACTTCTCAGCCATCCGGGAGATCGACTTCTTCACTCACCTGTACGTCAAGAAGTGGCTAATCAACCAGCGCGGCAAGGGCTCCATGCGAACCGAGGGCCCGCGGGCCGGCACTCGCCGCGACGGCTCCGAACATCGGCATCCCACGTTCAAGGGCAAGCCGTACATGTACCTGCACGGCAGCAAGGCCGACGGCGACCACCGCCGAGAGAACACCCGTGTCCGCCCCGGCCGGTACGAGCTACAGCTCCGCGACCGACTCGTCGCCGAGGGACTGCCCGCCAATGAAAACACCTGTGGTCTATTCGAATTGGGGTGCGCTCAATGAAATCGTCCTCTGGGGCCCATATTCGGGAAATTGTGCATGAGGAACTGGGCAGTGCCAGGGTGGCGATCATCGACACCAACGAGTCAGAGCCGCTCCAGGGCCTCGACTCTGGCGCTCAATTGCTGGACGAGCGCCTCCAGCCCCTTCACCGCAGCGACCACGTAACCTATCCGCTCTATCGCGGCAGCACCGTAGGGAACCTCACCGCTCGTGCGTTCCGCTGCGGCCTCGAAGCCATTGATGACCATCTTTGTGATTGGGTACGGCTCAAGGGGCCCTGCGTCAATGAAGGGCGCGTCGTTGGGTCGAGTGCGCACAAAGGACTCCAGGTCAGCCAAGCCAGCAATCAGGACTTCGTTGGTACTCCAACCATGGTTCTTCAGCCGGTTGACGGCTTCGACGCTGATCGCCAGATAGCCAGGGATGGCAAGTTCTCTGTCCACAACAAGTCTCCTTACGCTGCACGGGCTGTCACCCGTTATGTAGCCGATGCGATCCTTACCGCGTCTCGGTGGTTGCAGTGTAAGGCGGTGACCCGACGCGCCGTGCCTGGCGTGCGGCCGTCGGGCGTCACCGAATCCGATGGCCCATAACCACATTCCCCGGGCGGTTTAGGTAACCGCCGACGCCAAATTCACAACTGAACAGAAACGGCCCCGGCGAACCTCACGCCAATGAACCCGCCGGGGCCATCCCGATAACCAATCCCCTGAGAGGACTTGGCATGCCCCAACATATCCCTACAAGGCCACGTTGGCGTCGTCGCCCCCGGCTGAGCAGCTATGACGCGATCACCGTCGTGCTGGCCGCTATCGCCGTACTCGCCGCGATGCTGCTGGCGTCACCGGACTCGCACGCCGACCCGGTGACCGATGACTTCGTGACGACGAGCGGCTGGCGCGTGTGCAACGAGCTGGACGCGCAACCCAATTTCGACGGCATCCGGTACTCATATCGGGCACTGTCAGCGCGCGGCTACAGCCTCGATCAGTCGGCCCAGATCATCGTGGGATCGGTCAGGGTGTGGTGCAAACGCCATGTGCCACTGCTCAAGTCATACGTCGACATCTACGCTTCCGCGCCGCAGCAGAGCCAAGGGCGTGCGGCATGACCACCACCTTTGACCCCGCACCCACATTCGACGAACTCATGGTGGCGTTCGACAAGGCCGAACGGGCGTGCTCCCCCAGCGTCGTAAATATCATCCTGGATCTCGAAATCGCCGATCTATTTGAGAGATTGGGCAATCACGGCATCGCCGTCCTGATCGCCAATCAAAAGGCGTGGCGAGAGTCAGTCAAGAAGTCGGGCACAGACCCCCGATGCGCATGGACCGCCGACAGTGGCGCCGAGGCCGCACTCGTCGAATTCTCCTCCGACCGCGGCAGCCGTCATGGCGCCAATACAACGCTTCGTGCATTGGGAGCGGGCTGGTGAACAAGCACATCTGCCCCGTATGCCGCCAACGCGCCACACGGACACAGCGCGACAACATCTGGGCACACATGGACACCGCCGGCCGAAGCTGCGAGGGCAGCGGCGAGCCATTCCGAATCACCGAACGCGTCTCCGCCCGTGAGGCCGTATCCGCATGAAGGAACGACAAGATGTGGTCGAGCCCGGATCGCCCGAGTGGTTGCGGACAATTACCCCGAGCAAGGTGCCGTCAATCCTCGGCGTCTCCCGCTGGAAGTCGCAATACACCTTGTGGTGTGAGATGGCCGGAGTCATTGAGCCAGCACCGATCTCCCGAGCACAACAGGATGATTTCGACTACGGGCACGCGTGCGAGCTTGCCGCGCGCGAGTACTGGAAGTTCAAGAATCCAGGTTGGCGGATTTCGCAGGGTGAGGTGCAGTACAGCAACGATGCTCTACCGTTCGCGAACCTGGCGACCGTTGACCTGCGCGGCTCCCGTGGCGCATTGCGTCGTGTCGTTGAGGTCAAGACCGCAAGGGATCTAGGCGAATTCGGAGACGACGGTAGCGGCGAGCTGCCTCTCGATTACGCCGCCCAAGTGCTCATGCAGATGTTGATCACCGGGTGGCATGAAACTGCCGACCTCGTGTGTTGGGCACAGTACGGGAAGCCACGCATCTACCACGTCGATTGGGATGCCGAACTTGCCAACGTCATCGCCGAGCGCTGCCTCCAGTGGGAGCGCTCAATCGCAAACGGCTCTCGGCCGGCACTCGACAACACAGTTTCCACGTACGAGACCGTCAAGGCGCTGCACCCGGATATCGACGGCAGCGAGGTCCAGATCGATCCCGAGTTCGCCCGCACCCTCTTGCAGTCGGACCTCGACCAAAAGGCCGGTGAGCGTGATCTACGTGGCGGCAAAACGCACCTTCTCGACTACATGGGCAGCGCCCAGTACGCGAAGTGCGGCGACATCAAGATTGCCGATCGCCGAGCACACGGTCGCGGCGGTGTGGCGTTGGTACTCGCAACCAAAAACCTCGAACAACTCATCAATCAGGAAGGGCAACCCGCATGACCATCGAACTCTCCACTGTTGACACCGACATCGAGGTACTGCCGCCGAGCCGTACGTCAGTGCCGGAAGCTCTTGGGGCTCTCGCCGCGCATGTCGAGGCCATGACGAACGCCAAGGCGCTCGGGGACGCGTTGGCGTCGAGTGAGCTGGTACCGATCACCTACCGGGGTAAGCCCGGCAATGCGGCCGCCGCGATCCTCTACGGCGCCGAGCTGGGACTCAACCCGGTTCAGTCGCTACAGAACATCTTCGTGGTGCACGGCACCCCCGCGATCTATGCCCGCACCATGGTCGCGCTGGTCAAGCGCCATGGGTATGTCATCGAAACCGATTCGAGCACTGACGATTCGGTCACCGTCACCGGCACTGCGCCCGATGGTCGGACCCAAACAAGCACTTGGGATATCGAGCGCGCCACCAAGGCTGAGTACGTGCCGATCAAGCTTGACAACGGCGAATGGAAAAAGAACAGCAACGGCAAGCTGCTCGGGAACATGAAGTACATCACCGACCCGCAGGCGATGCTGTATGCGAAAGCCGCCGCCGAGGTGTGCCGCAAGCTCGCGCCTGATGTGCTGCTGGGAATGCCGGCGCTACACGAGGAACTTGAGCCAGAACCCCAGACGATCCGCGTACGCGCCGACCGCGCGGACCGGGGCCTCAAGGGTCTACGCGCTGCGGCCGGACTGGCACAGCCGGAACCCGAGGCGGTCGCACCAGAACCCGAGGTGGTTGAAGCTGAACCGGCCCCCGCCGAGCCCACCCCGGAAGCGCCCACCGTCGAACTGATCACCCCGGCCCAGTCGCGCAAGCTGTACGCCCTACTTCGGGAGCGCGGCCTCGAAGACAAAGACGCTGCCCTGGCATGGATCTCGTCGGCACTGAGCAGGACCCGAAACCCTGTGGCCAGCACCAAGGATCTCACCAAGACCGAGGCCACCACCCTGATCGACATTCTCGAAGCCGACCGCGCGGAGGGTGCCGAATGATCACCATCGAGGCGGGCAAGCTCGCGAACCTATTGACCGACCTGCTGGACACTGCCGACGAGACTCGCGGTATCCACCTGGCCACCCACCGAGCAGCAATCGGCGACGAGCCCGGCGAGACGGACGTGCTGGCCGGGCTGTCCTCCACCGGATTCGTCCTCGGTCACACCTGGGCCGAGTGCATCGGCCAGGGGGAATCAACGGTGTGGACTGTTGATGCCGCCGCCATCGTCGTCAGCATTTGCAAGACGCTGGCGGCCAAGGGAAGTAAAGAACAGCAAGTCACCGTCGACATCCTCACCTCGGTAGCTCCACCGCCGGATGGAGAGCTGAAAGACGGCGAACTTCCCGAGTGGGCCGTCACTGTCCGCGAGACCCCCGCCCTGTTCGATTCGGACACCGTATTCGAGTTCCACGCCCAGCACGCCAACACATTTCCGGTCGAGACATTCCGGCGCGTCTTCACCGACGACATGGAGCTGTCCGACCCGTCATGGCGCGATCTGATGCTCAGCGTATGGAATCCGCATGTTCTGGCACCGCTATTGAAGATCGCAAAGCGGCACAGCACGCCCCGACACGTGGAGTCAATCCGGCTCTACCGCAAGGAAGACCGCGCGGTCCAGCGCGTCGAGATCGGTGATTCATGGATCGGTGCAGTGATGCCCATCAAGCCAGTCGACAGGTCGGATCTTCCCGGCATCGACGCCCTACTGCCCAACCAAGTGAACGCATGACCGCCCCGTCCATCTCCCGTCGCTACATCGACGCCACCCCCGTGCGCGAGCACCTGGAGAAGCTGCAGGCGATCGGCTGGACCATCAATGCCATCGCGGCCGCCAACGGCCAACCGGGAAAGCTCGTCACTACCCTGCGCCAGATCCTTCGCGGCCAACAAACCTGTGCCCCATCCACCCGCGACTACGTGATGTGGATGGACCCCGAACTGCCTCCCGAGACCGGAAAACCGTTCGTACTCAAATGGTCCGAATACGTGTACATCGGCGTACCCGACCATGCGGCTGCGCGGGAAATGGGCATCACCTACAACTCCATGTCGGAGCAGCTACGGCGCAACGGTTTTCAGCCATCAGCGCTGCTGTATGAGCTGGCCCGCGAGGAACGCGAGAAAGCCAAGGCCGCCGCATGACACCGCGAATCGGATCACTCTTCTCCGGCGCTGGCGGCCTCGATCTGGCCGTCGAGCATGTCACCGGTGGCCGCACGGTGTGGCATTGCGAGGCCGACCCGGACGCCTCGAAAGTACTTGCTGCCCATTGGCCGGACGTGCCGAATCTCGGGGACATCACCGCCGTTGATTGGTTGGCAGTCGAGCCGGTCGACGTGCTGTGCGGTGGGTTTCCTTGCCAGGACGTGTCAGCGGCGGGCCGTCGCGCTGGTATCGCATCGGGCACAAGGTCGGGGCTCTGGCTGGAGTACGCCGAGGCAATCAATCAACTGCGACCGCAACTCGTGGTCATCGAGAACGTCAGGGGGCTACTCAGTGGCTACGCCCATCGCGCAATGGAACCCGGTCCGGATGATCTGGGAGACCGATCAAGCCGACCTCTTCTGCGAGCAGCGGGAGCCGTACTCGGAGACCTGGCCGACCTCGGGTACGACGCTCGATGGACAACTGTTGCCGCTTCCGAAGTCGGAGCACCGCATCGACGCGAACGGGTCTTCATTGTTGCCTACCCCGCGGGCAAGCCGTGGAGCCTCGACCAGCGAGACCCGCGACGCACTGCTGCCGACGCCGAGAGCGGCGGCCGACCGCACGAGCAGAAGCGCGGCGATGCGCAGGGATTCGATGTCGTCGCCGAGTCTGGCCCAAGCAATCGAGATAGCGCGCGGGGAACTGCCACGGGAATTCACGAGCTGGGACGAGGTGCCTGCGAGCTGGCGGCCGTAAACCTTCTACCGACGCCGATGGCCAGCCGGTCTGGGAGCAACCAGTCACCGAGCCCTGGCGCCGCGGTACGTCCGAGCCTGGACTCGATCACCGAGCTGCTACCGACGCCGACATGCCGGGATCACAAGGGAGCGGCGAACCCGCCGGGACGGCTGCGCGATGGCCGCGTCCGAACCGCGGGCGACGACATGCTGCCCGACGCTGTCGCTGCGCTCCTGCCCACGCCCGCAGCCTGCGACGGTGCGCGCGGACCCGACTACGCACGCGTAGGCCGTGACGGTTCAGGCGGCGATGACCTGATCACGGCCGTGTTTCGCACGCTTGCCCTGCTACCCACGCCGTCGGCGTGCGACTCCTCGGGAGGTGGCCAGTCGTTGGACAAACGTCAGGGGCACACTCGCCAACTGGTCGACTACGCGCTTCTCGATGGCACGCCGCAATGGGGCAAGTACGAGCCCGCGATCAGGCGTTGGGAAGCCATCACCCGCGAGGCACCCTCGCCGACGGAGCCGGGCGCGCGAGGGAATCCGCGCCTGGCAGCCCAGTTCTCTGAGTGGATGCAGGGCTGGCCGCTCGGATGGGTTACACGAGTAGGCATCTCACACCCTGAGCGTCCCGGGATGCTCAAGAACGGCGTGCCACGTGACCACGCTACTGCTGCGCTGAGTCGATCAGCAATGCTGCGCATCATCGGCAACGGCGTCGTGCCCCAGCAGGCGATTGCGGCGCTGTACTGGCTGCTCAGCGTTTGCGAGGTGGCCGCGTGACCCACTTGGACAGCAGTTCACGGAGCACAGCTACACGTCAAGGGGTGAGCGCATGACCACCTCCCGGACATGGTTCCGATTCCACTGCATGCGATGCGCACGCGAATTCCAGACCGACCGCATCGCCCGCGAGTGCTTCAAATGCCGGACGGCCCAGCGAGACGCGTTCCCCCACGCACCAATCGAAGTAGTCGAGATGAGCGGATGCTAGGCGGCCCGACAGCAGTCTCCGGGGGCGCCTCGTCAGCGGCTTTCGCCGACCCGACGGAAGGGGTTTCCGTCCCATTGTTCAGGCGTGCCTGGAGGTTTCAGAACCTCCAGCTCGACCGATCCCAGATACAGCTTGACATAGTAATTTCCGGCGTACATCACATAAGTCATTTGAGCGTGTACCCACCGGCAGTCATGAATAGCTGCCAAAATCTGTCCTCGCTCAACTTCCGTTGGGTCAGGTGTCGGTTCCTGGAGCGAACTCACAAGCGTCTTGCTGATCATCAGTCGGCCTTCTCCATTTGCCGAAATGCTCGCAGAGTGAGCGACGTTGTCCCTCAGGCGTTTCGCTCGCATGAAGACGGCCTTGATGGAATCCAGTTCGGCATCGGTGTCAAGTTCTTCAGCTATTGCCAGGAACAGATTGATTCGTTCTTCGTCTTTGATTCTCGAGACCGCGCGTTTCCAAACGAAGTCGGCCACCTTGGGAATCTGCTTGTCGAAGAACCTTCTGGCGACCATGGTGTCTGCATAGTCCTGCAGATTCGAGAAGGCGCCCAAAAGGTTGAGGACGAGGGCATGGATGTCGTTGTCGCCGGACGGGGTCGTCATGAAGGCGAGGCTATTGAACTGAGGCGTGACATACGTCGCTTATTGGGGATTCGCCCGTGACCCGCACACCCGAGAGCACGGCCGCCTACAGGGCCGGTCTGTGCGTCGACTGCCTGACCGAGCCGCACAGTCCCGGTCGCCCGCGGTGCGACAACTGCCATACGAAATTCAGAAGGGGTGAGTGATGCCCATCCGCCCCGAGAACCGCAACCGCTACCCCAAGGACTGGCCCGAGATCTCGCGGCGCATCCGGTTCGAGCGCGCCCAGGGCCGCTGCGAATGCGTAGGTGAGTGCGGCCGTGTTGTTCTCACTGTCGCGCAACTAGTTAGCGCGACGCATCTTCCAGTGTTCTTTCAGGTGGCACGAGCGACACAGACAGGTGAGATTGTCGAGCTGATTGGCGATCTCATGGTTCTCCACCCCGAAGGACTTGAACGGGATCTTGTGGTGAACTATCGGGCGCTCACCGAGTTCCTGCGTGCTACGCCCGCAAGAGGCACACGTTTCGTTGTCGCGCTCCCAGGCAGCACGACGGGCGGCAGCCCAGCTGGAGCCGTAGTACTCGACGCCTCCGCCATTCCAGAACGGGTTGTCCTCGCCGGTTGGGGTCTGGAGCGCAAACCAAGCAAGTCTGCAGGTATCGCCACAGAATCGGCGGCCTGCTCGCAGGTGGAACCGAGACACCTGGTATTCAACGCCACAACTCTCACAGACACCGATACCGAGCCCGCCCTTGGCGCGACTTATCAGTTCTTTTCGACAGGACTCAGAGCAAGTGCGGATTCCATCCGAAACCTGTTGCGGTGTAACGGATACCACTTGATCGCACACGGCACACTCAATCGTGCGCTGGCTTCGCCGCTTGGCCCCGCCGATCCCAGGTCTCTTGATCCCCTTGCGCTGCTGGGACATGTAGGTCCGACGGCACTCGTCCGAGCAGTTCTTACGCCGCTTCTTGGGGTCGTGGGGAAACTGGGTCCCGCAGGTGACGCAAAGGACGTGGGACGGGCTGAGCCGGGGCCTGGCCATCTTCCCAGCCTATGTCACCTGAACCACACCCCCGAGGACTGCCGACCCGAAAACCTGCGCGCCATGTGCCAGGGCTGCCACCTGCACTACGACGCCGAGCACCACGCGCAGACGCGCCAGCGGGCACGCACGGCGGCTCTTGAGGCACAGATGGACCCGATGTTCGGCCCCGAGATTTTGGGGTGTGAGGGGGGTGCAGAACGTGCCGCAGTCTGAATACATGCACGAGATCAAGACGACGAGGAGGGCTAGATAGTGGCACGGGAATACGCCCGAATTCGGGTGAGCATCAACGGCGACGACGAGTTCGAGGCACTGCCCGCCGACGCCCAATGGCTATACACGCGTGTGCTGCTCACTGAGGCCAGCCTGTCCGCTGCTGGCATTGCCGACTGGCGACCCAGCAGGCTCACGGTCAAGGCAGCGGATATGACCAAGGCGCGCCTGGTAGCCGCCGCCGCGGTGCTGGAGCGCCGACGGTTCGCCCTGTTCGACCTCGACACCGAGGAAGTACTCGTGCGTTCCTACATCCGCAGTGACGAGCTGCTGCGCAACCCCAAGATGGCCGTGGCCGTCGTCAAGGCGTACGGGGCGGTGGCCTCCAAAACGCTGCGTGCGGCAATCATCTCGGAGATCAAGAGGGTGCGGTCGGAGTCCCCCGATTTCTCATGCTGGACGTACAAGGACACCGGCAAGGATCTCGCCGATTTGATGAAGAAGGCCGATGCCGATTCGGTGCCTTACACCAATGCCTATCCGGTATCGATTGGTGATGCCGATCCGGTTCCCATTGCCAACCGGATCACCAATCAAAACGGTAATACAGACCCCGGCACGGAATACCAACCGGAATACCAATCAGATTCGGTCCCGATTCCCTGCAACCTACAGCCCTCAACCTACAGCCATCAGCCAGAAGGGTTACGTAACAGGGGTACCTCACCAGCCGAAGCCGAGCCGGACCCCGACAACCCCCCACTCCCTCACTGCTCGGATCACCCTGGCGGAACGGAGGCCCCGTGCCGCGCCTGCGGCGACGCCCGGGAAAGCCGCAAGCGTTGGGACCGAGCGCTGAGCGAACGGCAACGGGTGCAACGCGAAGCCGAACTGCAGGCCGCCTACGAAGCCAAGCTCGCCGCCATCGCCCTGTGCGAATTGTGCGACGACGACGGCTACGACGGCACCCGCGTCTGCGATCACGTTGACCGAACCAAAGTCGCCAAAGCCGGGGCCGCCAGAGCCCGCGCAGCGCTCGAAAATCCTCGCGCCAAGGCCGAATAGTCCCGAACGGCCCGAAAACCCGCCAGCGGCGACCACAGCCCCAGGAATCGATATGCGAACGGAGACACGATGATCCAGAAAACAGACCCCGAGCGGTTTACCTGCCCCGGGCTGGAAGAGGGCGGGCGCGTAGCCATCCAGCTCACCGACGGCACGCTGATCGAGGGGTACCTCTACGACGGCCAGTTGCACGACGAGCCGCGCAAGTCGTCGCCGTCGGCCTACACCCTCGATTCGGTGTTCGCCTTTCGCAATCCTCTCGACCTGAAACTCGATACCCCGTTCTGGCCGAACCGTCCACCTGCGCCCTGGCGGATCTACAAGCGCGACGGCGAGTGGCGCATCGAGAAGCGGCTCACTGATGGCTACGAGACCTGGTGCCGGTTCGACGAGGGGCCGGAGGCATTCGGCGCGTTTGCGGCCGGTGGTGCGCGATGAGCGGTTCGGCAACTGATGTCCAATTCGACGAAATGGTAAGGGGATTCAACCGTTGACCAAGTGCAAGCGGTGCGAACGCGCAACCGATCTGTTCGTGTGCAAGGCCTGCATCGCGGAGCTGCGCAAGCGCCTGGCCGACCTGCCGTGGTGGATCGACCGACTCACCGAGACCGCAGTCGGACAGGCGAACCTGGGCGACGGCGCGCGCAAGGGCGAGCGCCGCGACGTGCTGCACGGCGACGACGCGCTCGTGAGCCACGTCGAGCCGTTCCCCCGCGACAAGGACACCACCCCGACCGCGAGGGACCACCGGGACCGACACCAGGCGGCGTTGTGGCATGCCCTGGCACTCGGCCGGGTCAACGGACGCGCCAGCGACGAACTCAACCGGATCGACAACGCACTGTCGACGACCATCCGCGACATGTGCGAGACGCGCGGGCTGGACGTACCCGAATTCCGCACCCGACCAAGGCCGCTGCCGATGGTCGTCGAATCGGATGCACGGCGGCCGGCAAATCGGTTCAGCCTCGATTCGGCACCGCCGGCCCGGGCGGGCTCGTGTCGGCGTTGCTTCGTCACGCTGCCCGCCTCGTCGGCCGGGCCACTGTGCGACGACTGCGACGGTGCCCCGGAAATGTGCACGGTCGACGAATCTCCCGCGGATGACCTACGCGTGACCTACGCCGGAAGGCGCGGCGACGAGGCGCACTCGGTCGCCACAACGGCGCGCATGGCCAAGTGGCTGCACCGGCACGCGTCCAACATCGCGTTGCAGGAGAACGGCGCCGAGATCTGCGACGAGATCGAGCAGGTGTACCGGTCAATCACACGCGTGGTGAACCGCCCACCCGAGCCCATGATCATCGGGCCGTGCATCACCGACCCGGCACCCGACGAAGTACTCGCCGAGCGGGGCCGCAAGGGTGACAACTCAACCCGGTGTGGGTACGCACTCATGGCACCGAGCCACAGCGGCTCGGTCGTCTGCCCGCAGTGCGACACCGCGCATTCGGTGGCCGACGTGCTGGCGCGCAACCTCGGCGAGCTCGACGACCGCAACGCGACCGTGCGCGAGCTCGTCGACGTGGTACTACCCCGCCTCGACGAACACGTGCCACAATCGACCATCGAGCGGTGGATTAGACGCGGGTGGGTGCCGGTGCGCGGCCGGGACACTCAGGGGCACCAGATGGTTCGCATTGGCGACGTGCGCGCGGTGCGAGCAGAGCGGCCAAGGAATACGAGAGCAAGCATCCGGTAGCCGACGATTCCGCCAACCCCACATAGGTCACGAACCAGACGCGAGCAAATTACAACAATGTAATTCTCCCAGCGTGCGACACGCCGACGCGCAATCCCGCAACATGTCGGCATCGCCTGCTTGGCTACGCTCATGAGAACACATCGGGGCGGGATAGCAGTACTACTGGGCGCCGCACTCACCGCCGTAGCCGTCATCAGCGCGCCCGCCGCGCAGGCCTCGGTCGGCCTGTACCCGGGCATGCCGATAACCAATCGCGACATCAGCAGCACATGCAGTCTGGGATTTCTAGCCACCAACAGCGCCGGCAAGAGGTTGGCGGTCACTGCGGGACACTGCTCCACCGCCATCGATCAGGTATTCGTCAGCGAGAACGGCGCCAAGATCGGCTACGTGGTGGCCCGCTGGGACGACAAAGGCGACACCTACTTTGGCTACACCCTGCTCTGGCTTTACGACACCACTCACACTCAGGATGCTTACTTCGCTGCATGGCGCAACCCCGGCGTCGGCACTGCGGTGCGGAAATACGGCATGCGCACCGATGCGACGGACGGCAAAGTAACTGCCGTCTACTACAAGTACGACGACGAGCGGCCGAACACATCATCGATATACAGCAGCGTCGATGTGTTTGGTGGGGACAGTGGAGCACCTTGGTACACGTTCAATGACAGTGGCCAGCCAGTCCTGGTCGGCATCCATGTCGGGCACACGTCCAGGCAGGAAGGTACCTATCTATTGAAGCGCGCCTACGCCTTCCCGGCGGACAGTCTCACCCGCCACATTCGTGCCAATGCCGGAGTGTGGGGCGCAGGATTCATCCTGAGCAGCCCCCGACGCTGACCAGTCCAGCGCGCGCGATCAGCCAACACAGCCGAACACATCGGGCGAACTACCTTTGCGTCTCAGTACAAACGGTGAACTTGCGCACCGCATGCGGGAAACCACCCGTAGGACCACACCCAGCGTTCGTGGTGGTGTTCAAGATGACCTTGAGCGGTTTCTCGCGGTTCGGCTTCGACGTGTCATCGCACGTGGCGCGGACGGCGGTCACCTTGCCGATACTCAGGCAGTCGTTGGCGCTCCACGCGTAATCCAGACAGGCCGTGAATTGCCCCTCATCGGGGTTCATGTAGAACCTCTGGGCTACATCCGCGGGGCACTGGTCAGGTGTGGTGACACGCTGAATCACCTTGAAGCCGTTCGCTGGTGAACCACAATCGACGACCTTCAATGTGGCGTTGTTCTTGGGCCCTTCAAAACTGACGCATGCGCCAACAGGTGCGATAGATGCCCCAGGTATCCCCGAAGCCTGTTGAGGAAATTGCCCAGGAATTTGGTCGAAATCGGCTCCCGGCGCAGAAATAGCGGTGTCGGTCGATGTGCCGGCCGCAGGCTTAGCTTCTTGCGCGGAACAGCCAGCAATAGCAGCGACAACGATCGCCGCTACTCCAACAGCACTAGTTGGTCTTTGATCCACTGTCAAACTCTCCCGCCCGCTTGCGTTTTACTGCGTCCCAGATACCCCATGCGCCGAGACCGAAGGGCAATAAGAATCCCCAGAAAATCGGATTTTGGTAATAGATGAGTGCCCACACGTACACCAGCGACCATGCGAGCACCAACGCCGCAGCAATAATGCGGCCCTTAAAGGAAAACAGCACGTCTTTCAAGCTTCGCTTATCTTCCATCGCTATTGTCCTACCATCTGGGCTGGAGTTGGAACGGCCTGCTGAAGACCGTATGTCATCATCGGGGTAGTGGTGCCACCAATAAGACCACCAAGGCAACCCAAGATGGCTCCAGGTCCGGCGCCAATCCCACCTTCCAGAGCGCCGAGCGCTGCGCCCCCAAGGGCACCGGAAGCACATCCGACGAGACCGCCGAACAGTGACTCCAGAATCGGCGGTTTGTCCTTCTCCTCCTTGATTCCTTCCTGGACACCTTTCTTGATCTGCGTGTCGATGTAGTTCTTCACAGCAGGATCGTTGAGGATCTGTTGAATCTGTTCCGGCGTCAGCGGCGGCGCCTTCTGGGTGCAGTCAGTACCCTGCGGGCACGGTGGTGTCGGGGTCGGAGTTGGGTCAAGCCCCGGCTCGAACCACCAAATCGGACTGCGGCCCCCACCACCGAGAATCACGGGCGCAGCAGTCGTTGCGGCCGTGGTAGCTAGCTGCACGGCCGCCAGCTGGCACTGCTGCTTCTTTTGGTCCAGTTGCTGCGTCGTATCGTCCTGCTTGTTTTGGGGCTGCTGCTGACTCGGCTGCTGTTGCGGCTGCTGGCCCTGCTGCGGCTGTTGAGGCGACTGCTGTTGCGGCGCTTGGTAATTAGGGTTGGGCTGACCGGGGCCCTGGGTGTATCCAGGATTGGTCTGGTAGTCCGGCATCTGCGTGCCATGAGCGGGCTGCTGGGCCTGCTGAGGCTGCTGCCCTGCCTGCTGCCCCGGAACCTGTTGCGCACCAGGCGATCCCGTATTATAGATGCTGATACCCGAGTTCTGATCCATCGGCGGCTGATTGTTGCCGCCCTGATAATCAGGCATTGAGCTGGGCATTTGCGGTGGCTGGAACTGAGAGCCGCCGCCGTCGGTCATTCCCCCGGTCGGCCCCGGCGGGCCCGTTGGCTCGGCAGCCACCGTCGCGACCGCCGAGAACCCACTACCGGGGAGGGTGTAGTCATCGACGATCTTCGCTCCACCGACAGTCAGCGCGACGATTGCCGCCAGCGCCGATGCCCGCCGCAAACCCGCAGGCATCGTCCAACGATCCTTCATGACCATGAATGCAACCGCCCCTTTCGGTCGACGCAGAGCGCGCCCCTGGCCAGATCATTGCACACATATGGTTGCCATGTCGATAAAACCCCAGCTATTGAGTTAGCCGTGCCAGCGCGGGCTTTGCATCTCCGCTGGTAGACACAGCATGAAGACCCTCGTGCGGTACCGCGATCTTGGAGCAACGTCGATCATGGGGACACCACGTCTCGGTCGGCGGGTCGGAACGTATTCGCCAGAACTCCATCCTCTGGCCGCGAGCTGGCCGTCATGTCGGACTCTCGGCGTAGAACTGGCGAATGGACGCACGTAAGGCCATTCGCGAGGTCATCGAGAGCATCCCGAACCTCTTCGGGATAACCCGAGGTGTGACCATCGGCGCCGAAGGCCAGACCGAGACCGTTCTCTACACGCAGGCGCAGGTCGCCGACATCATCGCCTCGATACTGACCGACGCCCTCAAGACCAAGGGGCATGTGGTGATCGCACTACCCGAGGTCGAGACCTACGAGTCCGGCCGGCAATACGTCCGAGTGCCCATCACCGCACAACCATGGTCTGACGGCGCCGTTCGCATCAGCCCGCACGGCGACCAGGTGGCCATTCGCAACGTGCCCGACAAGCTGCCCGTGCAGGACGCGCCAGCGCTGGCCTCAGCACTCATGGCCGCGCACACCGTGTGGCGTCGCGACACGCGAAAGCCGATATCGCAGGCCTGACCTGCATATATGGCAAAATGAGTCTCAACATGTCGGTGGGACAACTATGTCCACTGCATGAAAACCCCGGCCTAGCTGGGGTTTTCGGCGCTCGTCAGCCTTTCTCGTCGCCGTAAGACGACCCCCTGACCCGGCGCCGCGTTTTCCGTAGCGCACCGCGCGCATTTTGTGTAGCAGGTGACACGCCTTCGATTCTTAGCTTTCGCCGCCTCGCAGCACTCGCACTGGGCACCTGAGCAGGCGTTTTGGTTCCATGCAACGCATGTGTTGCCCCGTGCTACAGCACATGCGCTACACGTCCTACAGCGCAGCATTATGTTGCGCTACAGTCGACGCAGTTGGTGAGCACTCATCGACTACGTGGACTGAGGCAGAAGTGCGGAAGTCCGCAAAAGGGCGATGGTCGGTCCCCGTCGCTAAACGGGAACCGACCATCTGGTTTGACTCTGACCCTAGGGCCAGAGCTGGGATGCGAGTTCGACCAGAATTCGCACTGCAAGTTGGATCAGAGCACTTACCAGGTATTTGATCCAAGTGCGGCCGGTCTTACTGCGTCGTCCCATGGTGACCTCCTTTCCAGAGGGACGGCACGAGCAGAAACAAAGCTTCTGCACGTGCCGCCCACCTGGAGCCTCAGTCAGCCTGTTCTGACTCTAAGGCCAGAACAAGGCGACCTGCGGGGTCTAGCGTTTCTGCGTGTCGCTCGGAACGCCCGCCAAGCTGTTGTTACTGCCACAACCTGAACCGCGCACAGTCTGATTTGTAAGCCAAAGGCTGCATGAAACCCCAGTTAAGCTGGGGTTTTCGTCGTTTCAGGGGCGAGTTAAAACGGCCTTTGCGAATTCCTGGCGATCTCGCGATCCTTGCGTGCCAATGCCAGCTCTTCGCTGATCGCAACCAATGCATGGGTCTGCGCCAACTGTATTTGCCATTGCAGGAAATCCCGAGCTGCAGGCTCCAACCCGTCCAAGCTAGCTCTCGTGTCGAACTTTCCGCAGATTTGGATGGCATCGACCGCCGCTTGACGCACCTGTTCAAGGTCTTTCTCTTTCATGGTGTCGATGCTATGTCGGCGCAGATCCATCGTGTGGGTAGCCGAATGACGGCAACCATCTCTTAGCTCCAAAGGGGACCCGGATGGCCAATCAGCTCTTGGTGGATCTGCTGACTCGCACGTTCGCTTCGGGAGCCCTTCAACATCCCGGCGACGCGAACAGTCCCGCACGAGTGATTCCGATTCCTGGCTTCCGGGCGACCGGTATGCCTGATGATCAGGCGCAGGAAATGATCGGCCAGGCCGCAAAGCTCTGGGCCGAGGCCCTTGGGTCGGTCATCGATGGCGAATTCGACGTACTCACGAAAGCCGATGCGGCACAGCTGCGCCAGGATGCCGCAGAAGCGCCGGACGGCACCCGAATCGTCACGCTGTATGACCGCACCGACCACCAGCGCGCCACGCCGTTGTTGGTGCTGACGGTCGGCAAGACCGACGACGTGACGATCGATGCCCGCCAACTACGAAAGTTCCTAGCCCAATGAGCAATATCAAGATCACTGTCGACGGCAAGGTCCTGATGGACACCGACCCAGGTAAGTGGCGTTCCACGCCGCCGGATATCCCCGACCTTAAGCGCCACTCCGGCGGGCAGGGTTGGGGTCTGGCCGTGATGGTCACTCTCGCACAGGCGGGCACGCTGGCCGAGCTGGGCCAGCCCATTGGGAACACCACGATGACCATCACTACCCGCGCCAACGGCTGGACGCTGGATGTGGAGCAGGACGGCAGCGAGCCATCCGTCGCACCCGTCAAGGTCGCACCCGCACCTAAGGCACCGCCAGCGCGCGCCGAGGCCAAGCCGGACACCGCACATGCCGAGGCCCGGCCGTAAGGCCAGCACCACCGATCGCGGTCTGGGCTGGAAACACCAACAGCAAGCCGAGAGCCTGTTGCGCCGTCACGTCGACGGCACACTGTGCTGGTGGTGTGGCCTACCGATGTTCAAAGCGCCCTTGCTGGAGCGCAACTGGGACCGCAAGCAGCTGGCCGCAGACCATAGTCAGGCTCGGGCATTCGGCGGACAGCGCGCCGATCGCCTACTGCACGGCATCTGCAACAGTCAGCGCCAGGACGGCAGGCATGACGCCCACCGGCCCGTGGTGCTCGGCGTTCAGCCATCCGAGTGGTCGACAGCCCTTGCGACACTGGGCATCACCGCCGCGCCCGTCATCACTGCCGACAACCTGGCGATGGACTGGTGACGCTCTACCTGGTGACCGGCCCGCCTGCGGCCGGCAAGTCCACATGGGTACGACAGCACGCCAAGCATGGCGACATCACCATCGACTACGACGCCATCGCCTCGGTACTCACGCCCGCGGGTGGAGACCCGCATGACCCGCCGCAGCACATCCGCTCGGTCACCAAGGCCGCTCGGCTGGCCGCGATCGATACGGCGCTGACGTTCGCGGGCCAGTGCGATGTGTACCTGATCCACTCCATGCCCGGCGAGGGCCTGCTCGCGCGCTACCGATCCGCTGGCGCGCAGGTCATCACCATCGACCCTGGTCAGAGCGTGGTCCTGGCCCGATGCAAAGCAGAACGACCGTGGCGCATGGCGCAAGCAGCAAAGCGGTGGTACGCCGACCAGTCACACAGCAAACATCCCGACCCTGCCAGCAAACACGACGGAGGTGTGATGTCGTGGTGATCGCCAGCCGATGGGCCGAAAAGCCCCTGACCAGCACCGATGCACACACCCGAAAGTGCCATAACCGCAGGTCAAAGCCCCTCCCCCTGAAATTATCCAGGTGGGGGGCCTTCCTGACCCCCGGAGGCTCCCGTCAGGTTTTTTTTGAACGCGGCGAGCGATGACAGCAGCCACGAAACCGGCAAAGGCCACCGCTAACTCAGCAAAGACTCCAGCTAAACGGGCAACGCGTCGGCAACCGGCCTCCGAGAAGACAGTCGGCCAGCGACTCATCGAAGAGTTGTCACAACCCGACGACCCCTACCCCTTGCGGCTCATCATCGAGCAGGCCGGATACGCCGCCGACTACCTCGCCCGGCTCAACGCTCTACTGGACGGCGACCGTGAGGCCTGGCTACAGCTCAAGATCGGCGCCAAGACCGTCGAAGTGGTGGTGAACAACGTGCTGGTGCAGCAGCGCCAGCAGGCCGAGCAGATGCGCAAGCTGATCACCGAGGTCTATCGCCAGCGCGCCGCACTGCCGGATGATCCCGATGACGACGACGTGCTCGCCGGTATCTGACCTGGCACCGCGTGAGTGGCCAGAGTTCATCGGCTTGTGGCCACGCCTGAAGGGCAGTCAGACACCACGATTCGAGTCCCGACACCCCGGCGATGAATCATGGGGCGACCGGGCGGCGCGCTTGGGATCGCGAATTGGCGTGCGCTGCATGCCCTGGCAGTGGCTCACCTTACGCGCGGTGCTCTCGCTACAGGAGCCCAACGAGTGGGGCGATCGCGTCTGGACGCACCGCGACGTGTGCATTGAGTGCCCACGTCAGAACGGCAAGACCCTGATCGTGGTGCTACGCATCATCTTCGGGATGCTGGTGCTCGGGGAGAAAATCGCCTACACCGCCCAGGAATGGGAGACGGCCAAGGACGTATTCGGCCGCTGCGTCGATGTCATCGACCGAATCCCGTCTCTCAAGAAACGCCTACGCTCCGAGCCAACTTCGGCGGGCAACCGCGGGCTGATCAAGCTCGGCAACGGCGAGGCCAAGTTCGGGCCGCGCACCGCCAAGTTCGGTCGCGGTCTTACCGAAGTGGATCTGCTGATACTCGACGAGGCCTACGACCTCACCGCGCAAGCCGAAGCGAGCTTGACCGGCGCGACCCGCGCCTCGACCAAGGCGACCGGGCCGCAGATCTGGTACGTCTCAACACCTCCGGTGGCCTCGGTACACCCCAACTGCCAGATCCTCACCGGGATGCACAACCTGGGCCACAAGCGGTCCCCGGATCTGTACTACGCCCTATATGCGGTACCCGAGGGCACCGAGCTCGGCGATATCGACGCATACCGCCTGGCGCACCCCTCCCTGGGTGTCGTCGGCGATGAGCACGAGCTCGAAGCCAAACGGCGCAAGGCCCGCACCGCCGAACAGCGGGCGATCTTCACCGCCGACTACCTCGGGATCGGCGACTACCCGCCCGACGAGGACGAGGTTGGCTCGCCGATCCCGAACTGGAGCGACATGGCGAACGCCGACGCGAAGCTCACGGGAGCCCGCACCATCGCGGTGCGGCGATCCTGGAACCGTCAGGTGTGGTCAATCAGCGCCGCGCAGATGGCCGAAGACGGCAACATCCATGTCGAGGTGGCACCGCTGCGCACCGGTACGCACTCCGAGATCGCCGAGTATCTGGTCGCCAAGGTCACCGCGTGGAATCCGGTGGCGCTGGTGATCGACCGTAAGAACACCGCGCAGGTACTTGAACCGCTGCTCATCGCCGCCGGTATCGAGCCGCTGATGATCGGCACGTCCGAGATCGCGCAGTCCTGTAGCGGTTTCCTGGCAGACGCCGATGCCGTCAAGTTGTCGCACAGCGATCAAACAGTGCTCAACGACGAGGTGGCCACCGCCAGCATGCGCGAGCTGCCGGGCGGCGATTTCGTCTGGGCCGAGGAACCCAACGGCGCAGGCATGCCGCTGATGAACGTGTCCATGGCGCACTGGGCCCTTCGCAAGTACGGAACCAAGGCGCCCGCCAAGACCGTCAGCGCCCGCACCGGGGCCGCACGAGAGCACCAAACACACCGGCATAGCGCCGATTTCGACGCGATGAGCGCCGCATTCTGAGAAAGGGGGCGAGCATGGCCGATCAGCAGGCACCGAAGAAGACCGCCGCCCCGCGTACCGAACAGGGGTACGTGCTCAGCTCGGCCGGCGCGACCGGCTGGGGTGGACCTATCGATCAGTTCGAGCAGACTGCCGACCTGATTTGGCCGCTGTCGGTGTGGACCTACACGCGCATGGTCCGCGAGGACGCCCGAATCTCGTCGGTGCTGCGGGCAATTGGGCTGCCCATTCGCCGCACCGCGTGGCGTATCCGGCAGAACGGCGCCAGCGATGAGGTCACCGAATTCATCGCCCGCAATCTGGGTCTGCCCATCGAGGGTGCCGCCGACGAGGACGAACCCCAGGCGCGGTCCCGTGGCCGGTTCTCCTGGGACAAACACTTGCAGCAGGCCCTTATGGCATTGCGGTACGGGCACTCGGTATTTGAGCAGGTCTACCGTCTCGAAGGCGAGGGCGCCAACATACGCGCCGTGCTGCGCAAGCTCGCCCCGCGTCCCCAGGTGACCATCGCCAAGTGGAACGTCGACCGCGACGGCGGTCTGATCTCGATCGAGCAACACCCCTCCAGCGGGTTCACCATGACATCGAGCGGAGTGGCGATACCCGCTGGCGGGCCGCTGGATTCGACCATTCCCATCAACCGGCTGGTCGTGTATGCGTACGAGCCCGATCCGGGTGTGTGGATCGGCAACAGCCTGCTGCGGCCTGCCTACAAGCACTGGAAGCTCAAAGACGAGCTGATGCGCATCGAGGCCGCCGCAGCACGCCGCCATGGCATCGGCGTCCCGTGGATCAAGGGCAACGAGAACGACTCTCAGGACGAAGAGCGCATGGACGCGCTGCTCGATGTCGCCTCTAAGTACAGCGGTGGCGAGTCGTCCGGCCTGGCCCTGGCTGAGGGCCAAGAGGCCGGGATCATGTCGCCATCGGGCACCCCGATGGACCCGCGCCGTGCGATCGAGTACCACGACCACCAGATGGCCCTGGTTGCGTTGGCGCACTTCCTGAATCTGGATGGCAAGGGCGGCTCGTACGCGCTGGCCAGTGTGCAAGCCGACACGTTCGTGCAGTCGGTCCAGACGGTCGCCGAAGACATCCGCAACACCGCACAGGCGCACATCGTCGAGGATCTGGTCGACCTCAATTTCGGCGAGGACGAACCGGCGCCGCTGCTGGTGTTCGATGAGATCGGTTCGCGCCAGGACGCTACCGCCGCGGCACTGCAAATGCTGGTCAACGCAGGACTGTTGACACCCGACGCCCGTCTTGAGGCCTTCATCCGCTCGGCCACTGGCCTACCCGGTCCCGATCCCAACGCGCCCGAGGCCGAACCGGAGCCCGACGACGAATCCGCCGCCGCGCCCCGCAACAGCGGAGGGCCGGTGCGTGTGCGCACCCATACCCGAGCGCGCCCCGGTGGCGCCAGCACGGCCACGAGGAACGGAGACCCGACGCTGTGGTGACCAAGAATCGCACGGCGGGCCAACGCCCCCCGTGGTACAGCATCCGCAATGCCGCCAAGACCGATGACGGCCCGGCCGAGCTGCTGATCTACGACGAAATCGATTCGTGGTACGGCATTTCCGCCGAACAGTTCGCCCGCGACCTGAGCGCGATCGACAACGATGCCATCACGGTGCGCATCAACAGCCCCGGCGGCTCGGTGTTCGACGGCATCGCCATTCTCAACGCGCTACGTGATCACCCCGCCACGGTGACCGTCGTGGTCGACAGCCTCGCGGCCTCGATCGCCTCGGTGATCGCGATGGCCGGCGATGAGATCGTGATGAACCGCAACAGCCAGATGATGGTGCACAACGCCTGGGCGGCGTGCGTCGGAGATGCCCGCGCCATGGAGAAGAGCGCGGCGCGACTGGCCCAGCACAACAGCAACATTGCGCAGATCTACGCCGACCGGGCAGGGGGCACCGTCGAGGACTGGCTCGACGTGATGGCTGAGGAAACCTGGCTGCTCGCCGACGAAGCGGTCGAGGCCGGTTTGGCCGATCGTGTCGTCGAGCTACCCGAGCCTGACTCCAAGTCGGCCGCCGCGCGTGCATCGGTGTTCGATCTGTCGGCGTTCCGCTATGCCGGACGCCAGTCCGCGCCTGCGCCACGAATTCCGCTGGTGCACAACAAGACCCCTCGGCCCGAGAAGGGCGAGGTCAACAGAGGAAAGGAGCCCATTGTGGCAACCCTGAATGAGGGCCTCGCCAAGCTGCTCGGTATCGATGCCGACGCCGACGACGAGACCATTTTGTCTGCTGCCGCCGAAGCGCTCGAAGAGCGTGCTGACGACGGCCAGGAGAGTGACGAAACCCCGCCCGCTGCACCGACTTTGGAGCAGGCCACGGCGGCGCTCGCCAAGGCCGGTATGACGGTCGTCGAGCGGGCCCAGTACGAGGCCACCGTCGCGGCCGCGCAGGCGGGTGCCGAGGCGCGCGCACAGCAGTTGCGCGAGGGTGACGAGCGTGTGGTCGATCAGGCCATCGCTGATGGCAAGGTCGCCCCGGCGCGTCGCGAGCACCACTTGCAGGCGCTCGCCGCCGACCGCGAGGGCCACACCGCCGTGCTGGCCGCGCTGGCACCCGGGCTGATCCCTCTCGCCGAGACGGGGCATTCGACGCAGCCCGCAGACGGTCCGGTGCCCAATGACCTGAGCTGGTTTGACTCCGCGCCCACCGCGCCGAGTTCGGAAGGGAAGGAATAGATCATGACCAACGAGAACGTGGGCGTCTACGAGCCCGGCCGCGATATCACCGGCCGCGCCACAGCTGCCGTCACCGGTAAGCGGTTCCTCAAGATCAGCGGCAACCGCACCGCCACCGGCAACATCGCCGTGGCGCCTGCTGATGCGGCGGGCCGGGTGTGCGGCGTCTCCAAGTACGACGCGGCCAGCGGCGACATTGTTGGTGTGGCGCGGGGCAATTCGCGTGTCACCTACGTGACCGCCGACGGCGCGCTCGCCGCATTCGATGAGGTCGAGGTCGGCACGGCCGGCAAGGCCAAGAAGTTCGCCAGCGGCGTCGCCGTTGGCTACGCACTGTCCGCGGCCACCGATGGCGCCGACGCCGAGATCAGCCTCTACTAGGAAAGGGCTACCCACCATGACAACATCTCCCGTCGCGTACCCGCTGGGTGCGCCGGTCATCAATGACAACAAGATCTCGGTCGACCTGGCATATAAGCAGCCCGGCCGGATCACCAAGCGGCTCTCGGACCTGACGCTGCAGAAGTTCATTGCCCCGGAACTGTTTTCGTCCTCGGGGGCGAGCACCACCGCCGGGGCGATCATCTACGACGTGATCCGCATCAACGAGCTGTACACCAAGAACGATGTGGAACAGCGCGGCCCGTCCGATGAGTACACGATCGTGCAGGGTGAGCGCACGCAGCCCGAGGTCGCCAAGTCCGAGGACTGGGGTGGCAAGTTCTGGATGTCCGATGAGGCGATCCGGCGCAACGACCGCGCCCAGATGGACCGCCTGACCACACAGCTGGCGAACACGCTGGTGCGCAAGATCAATCAGCGCACCGTGGCCGTGCTGGAGGCCGTTATCGCCAGTCTCGGCGGCGCGGGTGTCATCCCCGGACACGACTGGGGCAACGTCACCCTGACCGGCAACAACCCGACCCCGAACAACGCCCGGCCATTCGCCGACATCATCGCCGCGCAGCTGGCCGCCGATGTCGAGGAATTGGGCTACGTCTACAACGTGTGGGTCGTCAACCCCGTGCAGTACGCGGACCTGCGCATCGCCTACGGACCGGACTTGCCGCAGATCCTGGCCGACGCCGATATCTCGATGTTCCGGTCCAACCGCGTCGCCAATGGCAGCGCCTACGCGGGTGTACGCGGCGGTGTCGGGTTCCTGGACTACGAGCAGATGCTCTCGACCGAGACCTGGCGCGAGCCCAAGACCAAGCAGAACTGGGTCCAGTCTTCGGTGCTGCCGATCATGGGCGTCACTGACCCGTACGCGGTCAAGAAGGTGACCGGATTGAAGGGCGCCCCGTAATGCCCGAGGTCACAGAACATCGGGTGACTGCGGCGACATGGGAATACCTCACGCCCGCAGGCACTCGGCGGCGCGCGTTTTTCGGCGAGCTCGTCACGCTCACCAACGAAGAGGTCCAGCGCGGCCTCGCCGTCGGTGCACTCGGCGCCCAGCTGCCGGCCGAATCGACCGATCCCGAAAGCGACTCGGCCGAGGCGGATGCCACCGATGACGGCGACACCGACAGCGGCGACGGTGGGGATGGGGATCCCAGCTCCACCGCAGGCGATTCCGGTAGCCCGAGCCAGGCCACCGGTACCGAAGGTGATGCGCCCCGTAAGAAGCCGCTCAAGGCCGCGACCAAGGCCGTCCTGGTCGACTGGCTGATGGCCAACGGCACGTATGACCGTGACGAGCTGGAGGCACAGGAGAAGGACGACCTGTGGGCGCTGATCGAGGCCACGGACTAGTTTCGTGACCGACTTCCTTGACGTAGAGGCGTTCGCCGCCAGGTTCCGGCCGCTGTCGGCAGCTGAGAAACTGGTGGCGGCGCCTCTACTGACGGTCGTCTCCGATTGGATACGCGACAAGAAACCGGCCATTGCCGACGATGATCCGGCGGCCAAGGTGGTCACATTCGAGGTCACCCGAGACGCGCTGATGTATGGCGAGTTCGGCCCGGTCTCATCGTTCACCAAGACGGTGGGTCATCGCACCAAACAGGCTGCGATCGATCGTGAAGCCGTCGAGAAGTTCATCGCACGCCGCCACTACCGCATACTCGGCCTGGCGCTACAGGCCAAGGCGCGCGGCCACTTCCCCAGGGGTGACTACTGATGGACACCCTGGGCGGGCAGCGGGTCGCGATCGTGTGGGATGTGCCGGTGCTCGACGGGCAGGGCGACCCGATCTTGGACGAGTACCGCAAGCCGCAAGTCACCGAACGCGTTGTGTGGGTCGATAACTGCCTGTTCGAGGTGCAGTCGACGGCCGAGGACAACCAGGCCATCACCACCACAACCACTGAGCAATCGTGGGCGTTCCTGCCGGTCATCGATGGTCACATACCTGCTGTTGACGGCAGTGGTGCCGCCGCGCCGGTCGCGGTCGCCGACATCCGATCGGCGCACCGGATTCGCCACCTGGGCTGCGATCACAGCATGGTCGGTGACGCGGTGCTCGAATTCGACCTCGACGGCCGCGAAGATCATGTGTTCTGTACCTGCCAGCGCAGGGTCGGCTGATGGCCGCAGATCGCAGACCCAACCCACTGGTCGCGTTGGGTGTGCCGCAGTCCGAGATCGACAAGGCGATCCACATCTCGGCGCAAGCCAAAGCCGAGAAGGCGCGCGTCGGCAAGGAGATGGCCGCACACGCCAAGTCCATCTCGCCGGTCGATCACGGCGACTACGGCGCGGCGTGGAAAGTGCAGCAGGGCAAGGGCCGTGACGATGACACCAAGGTCATCAACGACAACTTCAAAGCCCACTGGATCGAGGACGGCACCGGGGGCACCAGCCCGACACCGGAGTTCGCCGTCGCGGCCCGCACCGCCATCGCGTTCGGCGGCACCGCCGCCGATGTCATCAACAGGCCCGACTGATGACCGTCGCGCTGCATGAGCAGATGCCCCCCAACGCGATCGTGATGATGCTCGCCCACCTCGCACCGCTGGGCCCCTGCGACATCGAACGCAAGCCCGACGATCCGCTGCCGTTCCGCCAAGTCAACATGATTGACGGCACCTACGACGCGAACCTGTTCTACTGCACCGCTGTCCTGTCGATCCACACCTTCGGCAAGACGATCACCGAGGCGCAGCGCGAGGGCATCAAGACCGATCAGCGGATCATGCGGCTCGGTAGCGAGATCGTCGATGTGCCCATGCCCGATGGCACGGCCGCCAACGTCGACTACATCGACTTTCAGCAGCTCTCCACGCTGCGCGAATACAAGGCCGACAACGCCTTTCGCCTCAAGGCGATCTGCGAACTCGGCTTGTCCTTCATCTAAACGTCGCGGTCCCTCGATCGCGTCGCGGCGCTGTGCCGCACCAAATCGCCGGAATCTGTTCCCCTTTCCGGTTCCTCACCCATGAAAGGAGCGTCACATGACGCAACCCACACCCGGCGTTGACTGGAGCGACGGCGGATTCAACGACGTTGATAACCGGTTCGCCATTCGTGGCCCACTGGTGGCCGTGCTGATCCGCGACTACCGCGGCGCCGCGACCGATATCAGCCCGCACGTGTTCAACCCGCTCACCGAGGACGGCAAGCTACGCCCGGATCTGTTCGCGCAGCGCAAGATCGGCGGCGAATGGCGCACCAACCCCGAGCCCAACCAGGGCTGGCTGTTCATGGGTGCCAACACCAAGACCGGTGGCCCCGAGCGCGAACCGAACGTCGACGTGAGTCCGCTGGAGATCTTGCAGTCGAATTACCCGATCGAGAACGACATCACCAAGATCGGCAAGACGGTGAAGTTCACCCCGATCGAATCGCTCAAGCCGTTGGTCAAGCGAGTGCGCAACAACCTGCCGCTACAGGACGAGGACGGCAACTTGCTGGTCGAGGACGCCGGTCAGAAGGACTTTTTCGTCGGCACCCCGCTGGAAGCCGATTTCGTTCCCCGGCAGCTGCTTTTGGTGCGCGCACGGTCCCGGGCCGGCGGCAAGCTGTACACCGTCGAGCCCATCCCGCTGTGCAAGCTGACCAAGATCGGCGCGGCCAAGATGGACAAGGAAGACGCCGACGCCGCCGAGTTGGAGTTTTCGCTCGAACCTGACCCGTTCTTCCTGATCCCCGATCCGCGCAACCCGGGCATCCTGATTCCCGGCCTGGATGGCGAATGGGTCGGCGGCAAGGGCTGGACCACGATTCAGGGCGCCCCCAAGGTGTCGAACACCCCGCCGACGGTCACCCCCGGTGCCGCCGGTAAGGCCTCGATCGTATTCGCCGACCCCACGGGCGCCGGTGATCCGTTCACCTTCGCCGCCGAAAGCACCGTCGATGACGGGACCACCTGGCTGCCCGCCGAGCTCGATGGGCCCGCGGTCTCATCGGGTGGCAACACCACGGTCAAGGTCAAGGCGGTGGCGGCCGGTGCGACCAAGTTCCGCGTGAAGGTGACCGGCACCAACGGCGCTTCGGTCTACACCCCGAAGTCCGCCGCCGCGACCATCGCCTGATGAACCCTCACCTGGCGGGCGTCGGGCTGCGCCCGCCAGGTGAGCCCCCCCATTCCAGCCCGAAACCCCGAGCCCACCAGCCCGAAAGGAACAACCATGAGCACCGAAGACACCACCGACGTTCTACACCCCGTCGACCCCAGAAAGGCACGCGAGCAGGCCGCCGATCACCTCGGATTTATGGCCGGTGTGCCCTTTGATCTCGGCGACGGCGAGATGTGGGAACTTCCCAACCCGGCGTTTCTCGATACCGAGCAGCGCAAGCGGTACCGCGACTACCAGCGGGACATGAAAGCCCTCGACAAGGAAACCGTCGATCATCCTTTCATCGACGGCAAGACCATCGAGCAGAACGTCTATCCGTATCTCAAGGACGGCAAGGATTACGACCCCGACGAGCAGCTGTGCATCGCACTCATGGGTGAGGACATCTACGCCAAGTTCCTCGCCGCGGGCGGTGTTCCCGGCCAGATCGATACGCACTGGAAGGTGATGCAGCGCCAGCTGGAGGAGCGGACAAAGATCGACTCCAAAAGTAATTGAGGCAGTAGCGCTGTGGTGCCGTTGGCCCAATGCGATCGAGGCTGATCTTCGTTTTCGCGGTGTGCGCATCGCTGATTGGCACCAGGGCACCCGCGATGAGCGCGGCGCTCTGGTGCTTTCCAGTCGCCAACTACTGTCGCTGATCCACCAGCTGCCCGAAGACTCAGAGTTCAAAACCCATGCGCCGCCGCCGTTTGGGCGCGACGGCGACTGGACGGTCATGCAGAAGATTGCCGCCGAGACACACAACGAGCTCGCGGCATACCGGGCCAGCCAGTACGCGGGCACCCCGCACGAATACATGTACACCAAGTACTCATCGCCGCTGGATTCTCGCAGACAGCACGAACTTGACTCCGCTGAAAACGAATTCATCGAGTCGGCGCGAGAAGAGTTGCTAGATGACGTGTTTGGCGACCAATGATCAGGAGGTGAACCATGTCCGTGCAGATACCCATCGGTGCCGCCGCTGATCATCGGTCGTGGAAGCGGGTCGCCGATGACGCCACCCGCACGTTCGGCAACGCGGGTAAGGATGCCGGCCGCGATTTCGCTAACGCGCTGGCGGGTAGCTCCAAGGATGTCGAGAAGTCCCTTAAGCGCATGGGCGACAGGGCTTCTGATGCCTACGACAAGGCAGCATCGGCCGTCGGGAAACTCAAGTCTGAGGAATCCGAACTACAGCGGCTACGCGACCGCGACGCCGACGGCGCACGGATCATCCGCCAGACCGAGAAAGTCAACGACGCGCGGCGCGCCGAGGCTCGTGCTGTCCGGGACGCAACGCGGGCATACCGCGAGTATCAAGAAGCTGCCGACGAGGCGAGCCGACGCAACAACACCAACCTTGTTGACGGCATGCGCGCCCAGGCTGGCCAGGCCGCCCAGCTCGGCCGCGACATGGGCAATGGGTTCTCAGGCGGATTCACCCACGGGGTGAGCAGCGCGGCCTCGATCGCCCGACTCGGCACCGCTGGCGGGCCAATCGGCGCGGCCCTGTTGGGTTTGACCGCCGTAGGCATCCTCGTCGGAAGTCGGCTCTCCAACGCCATTGCCGAAGGTATGGCCACCACGGCCACCACCAAGTTGTTCCAGGGCCGCATGGGTCTGGATGACACCTCGATGAGTAATTACGCCAAGGCTGCCGGTCAGTCCTACGCCAACAACTTCGGCGCCTCTGTAGCGGACAACCTCAGCGTCGCTCAAGCGGCCCTGCGCAACAACCTGATCAAGCCCAACTCGCCCGATGGCGAAATTCAGTACACGATTCAGCAGCTCCAAGGTGTGGCGCAGGTCGTCGAGAAGACCCCGCAAGAGCTCGCGCATTCCGCGACCCAACTCATGCGGACCGGCCTTGCCAATAGCGTCACCGAAGCGCTCGACATCATCACCGCGGGCTCACAGAAGGGCCTGGACGTAACCGGCGACTGGCTCGACTCTATCGGCGAGTACTCCACGCAATTCCGCAAGCTCGGCCTGACCGGCAGCGAGACAATGACGCTGCTCAAGCAAGGCATCGAGGGCGGTGCCCGCGACACCGACAAGGTGGCCGACTCCCTCAAGGAATTCAGCATCCGCGCGGTCGACGGCAGCAAGTCGACCAAGGAAGGTTTCGAGGCGCTGGGGTTCAACGCCGACGAGATGGGACGGCGCTTCTCCGCAGGCGGCGAGCAAGCACACCAAGCATTTGCAGCGGTGCTCACCGGGCTACGCAATCTAGATGACCCGGTTCAGCAAGCCCTTGTGTGGCAACGCCTTTTCGGCACGCAGTGGGAGGACATGGGCGATGCTGTCAACAAACTCGACCTCGACCCGGCTAAAAACCAGTTCAAGGATCTGCAAGACACCTCGCAGCGATCGACTAAGACCGCGACGGAGACGTTCAAGTCCGAATGGGAAAGCGCAACCAAGACGGTCGATCAGTGGTTCACCGACCTGAAGACCAGTATCTCGGATTGGTTTGTGGATCTGCCTGTCATCAGGGACATCCCGACGATGATCAAGGATCTGTTCAGTTCCTCGCCGCCACCGCCGCAATACGCTGCACCGCTCGGCGGTACGCATCCCGGTACCGACATCCTGGCCAACACCCTTCCCGGTGCGCCGGGCGCGGGCTCAACCGTCCTGCCTCCGGCGCCCGGCGACAACTCAGCACGGACACTGCTCGGCAGCGCGCTCGCCCCCGGGACCGCCCTGCCCCCGCCGGATGCCCAGCGCGGCAATGCTGTCGATAACGGTCCGCAGGCAGGCGACAGGAAGCCGATCGCGCCGGCCGGGGACGACGACAAGACCAAGGCCTCGATCGATCCGAGTCTTTGGTCGGTGGAGTCAAAGCCCGTTGCCATGCCGCCAGGATTGGCCACGGCGCCCACCGCAGCGCCCGGGGTGCTCGTTTCGTCTCCCAAGGGCGGGCCCGGTCTCGGTCGCTACGAGGTCGACCCCATGCGGGTGTATGACGCTGAGTCGTCGGCGATCCGGGCCAAGAACTCTCTGGAGCAAGACCGCATTGCGTTGATCCGGCTGGAGCAGCAGGGTAACGCCGATCAGGACGCACTACTGCGAGCGCGCAACCAGGTTGCCGACGCCGAACGCTCGTACGTTTCGGCGCAGATGAAACTGGCTGAGGCGCAGCAAGGTACGTGGAAGAAGCTGGAGAGCTCTACGCAGGGCCTCGCCGACGGCATGGGCCAGATCGGTGCCGCACTAGACAAGGATTTCGGGATCTCCAAGGGCCTGCCGGGACTGGCCGAGAATCTGACCAAGTTCCTGGCCAATATGGCGGCGGCCCCGATCCTTGGCCAGCTCGGCGCGGTCAGCCAACTCAACCCGTCCAAGGGCGGATACGGCGCTATGGGCATCCTGGCCGCCCAGGGCGTGTTTGGGCCGCAGTACACAGGTGTTGCCCAGGACGTTGCCATGGCGGGCATCGGGCCGATGGCGCTGCAACAGGGTGTAAATCCCAACCTCGCCGCGATGTATGCATTGGCCGCGCGTGGCGGAAAGTACGCTCCGGCATCTGATCTGCAGAACGGGCTGGCCGACTGCTCGGGTGCCGTCTCGGATTTGGTGGAGGTGCTGCGCGACGGGAAGTCCTCACCGGCACGGCTGTTCGATACCACTGCGTTCGCCACCGATGCCAGCGCTGCCAAGCTCGGTTTCCTGCCCGGATATCAGCCGGGGGCCTTCAATGTCGGTGTGAATCCCCTGCCGGGGCAGCAGGGCCACATGGCCGCGACGCTGCCCAACGGCATGAATTTCGAATCTGGTGGAGGACACGGCCCGATGCTGGGAGGCTCGGCGGCCGGTGCCCTCGATAAGCAGTTCCCCAAGCAGTACTACATGCCCCTTGGTTCGGGCACGTCGAGCGCACCGTCGCCGCAGCCGATCGGGCCCACGGTCGATTATCGGGCGCTCTACCCCAAGACGGCCGATCCTGGCTTAGCGGTCACCGATCCGGTGATGAGCGATCCGACGTTGACCAATCCTGCCCTGACAGCGGGTATTCCGGCCGCTGGCGGCGGGTGGGGTGGGGCTACCGGGCCTGCGCAGGCGTGGAGCCCGTCATCGACGCGCATTGGTGGTGTGGAACCGGCGACCGGTTCGGGTGCAGGCGGGGTCGGTATCACTCCCGGCGGCACCATCGATACCGCGATCGGGATGGCCGCCTCGGCGGCCGACATCTTCGCCCCAGGTGCCGGGCAGGCAGCGCAGACCGGAATCAAGCTGGCCAACAGGGCGATTCAGTTCGGTGCACAGGCCGCAGGTATCGGGGTGCAGGGCTTGATGGATACGGTGCTGCCGACCGCGGGCTCGGAGCTGGCCAACAAGAGCTGGCTGACCAAGATCCTCGGTGGTGTCGCTGGTGCTGCCCCGGCGATCCCGAACGTGGCCGGCAAGGCGACCGCGCCACCAAACCCCAATCAGGGCGACCCGAACGCCCAAGGCGGCCCAGTCAAGGCGGGCGACACAAACATCCACGTCACCAACAACCGCGCCACCGAGGACGGCACCGGCCGCGATATCGCATTCCATCAGCAAGCCCGCAACTCCGGGCCGGGGATGTGACCGTGACGATCCGCTATCCGGCCAACCCCGTCACACCCCATGGCTGGTATCACCTCGTCAACGGCGAAAAGCCCATGATGCGCCTGACCGCCTTTGACGGGTCGGTCGAGATGTTCTTGATCGGCGGATACGCGATTCCCGACCCGTACACGGCGCCAGAAGCCGTGCATTTGATCGACCTCGAAGGCCTCATCGCGCCATGGAAGCACGTCACCCAGAAGGGTGCGACCGAGGATGGCGTTCACCATATCGACGCGTTTTTGGATCCGGTCGAGGTCAAGCTCACGGTCAAGTGCCGGGGCCGCAACGCCGCGCGCACGCGCCGGGTCTATCGGCATCTGATCGATTCGCTGGACGCCATCAAGTGTTCCCGGCTGGACTTTTTCGATCACGATGCCGGGTACTGGTGGGCCGACGTGCGCTGGTTCCAAGGCGGGCAACCCGATCCGGTTTCGGCTATGCGCAAGGGCACCTCGCAGAAAGCCACGTTGCGGCTACAGGCCGACACCGGCACCTGGAAGTCGTTCGACCACGCGGACTCCTTCGCGTTCACCTACGACGCGATTACCGACACCTTCGCGACCGATCATCGCCAAACCAAGGATCTCGGCGCGGTTCCGCAGCGCTACAGCGGCCCCGGCGGCGGTTTCTGCACCTCCTACAACGACCAAATGCGTTGGTGGGACGACCCCGAACACGGGTTTGGCACCCAATGGCGCCGAGTCATCAACGGGCCCTGGCCCGATTTCGACACCGATACCGATAACCAGGTCGTCTCCCAGGTGCACGGGGGATTTCAGGAGTGGTCGGTGCCCGACTCGGGCCGAAACATCCTGGGCGCGCGCATGAACCGCAATCCCGACGGCAGCTGGGCGGGCGACGGGGTGTTCGTCGAGTACGGCGCCGGATACCTGCGCCTGTACTACACGATCAACTTCGTTGAGACCACCTTGCGCAGCTGGCCGCTGGCCATCCCCATCGGGCCGCTGCCGGGCGAGAAGTTCACACTGGTGTGCGGCACCGAGGATCACCCGCGCACGTTCCGCGTGCTGCGCAACGACATGGAGATCTTGTCGGTCACCGAAACCGGCACGGGCTCGCCTCTGGGGGCAGCGCATCGGGGCGTCGGCAACGGCATGTTCGCTGCCGGTGCGGTGATCAGCCAGGCAACGCCGTCCGCTATCCGCAAGCTGGCCGCGGGCGATAACGCTGCCGTGGCGCAAACCGGGTTCCTCAAGCGCATCAACATCGGTGATCAGGACATGTACGACGACTACGTGCTGTTCGGGCCGTTCACCAAGGTCAAAATCTACGACGGGCCCGGCTCGGACCAATATGTCGAATTCGGGCCGCTGCTACCCAATCAGGTGGTGTTTTTGCGCACCGATCCGCGCGTGCACACCACCTTGGTGAAAGACCTAACCTCGGTGCCGCCCTCACCGCAGGAACTCGATTTGTTCCAGGAGGCGATCGAGAAGTTCATGAGCTTTGCGGGCATGAACGGTACGGCGTTCGCCGATCAGATCAAGTCGCAGTTCGGCATCACCCCGCCGCAAGGCCCGCTGTACAAGTACCTCAAGGGCCGCTTCTCCAAGAACGCGGCGATACCACCGAAATCACCGGGCAATCCCGCGCAGCCGTATTTCGTGAAGGTCTCGATCGAGGGCGGCAACGCCGACTCCAAGATCATCGCCTCGGGCACGCCGCGACGGAGATACCCGCTCTAATGCGCAATGCGTTGCGCCCCTGCGATCCAGGGGCCATCTCGTGATGCCCATATCCGATGAGCAGCGCTGGGAGGCCGCCAAGCGCTCGGGCGATATCGCGCGGATCGCCACCACCGCCCGCGCCCTGACCGAGAAAAACTCGAAGGTCGACACCAGCTATCGGTTCACCGTCTGCGACAAGATGTGGACCCCGATGGCCTCGGTGGGCTCGGACCTTATGGAGGGTTCGGGCGCCCGGCCGCGCAACGACTGCCCCACCGGAAAGCTGATGCTCAAGGGCAGCTCGCCACTGATCCAGATGTTCATGGACTGCCGCAACACCCTGGTCGGGGTCGAGATGGAGACCGCCGGCAGCCGACAGAACTTCTACACCAAGGTTCACCGCTACCGCTACGAAAAGGGCGCGTGGACAGGCAATGTCGAGATGCGCGGCATTTGGGACATCCTGAACTACTACGTGATCTGGCCGACGTGGTGGCTTCCCCTTGCCGCCCAGCCCATTTCGCACGCAATCTTCATCTGGGCGCTACAGACCTGCGTGGAGAACATGGTCGCCGAATGCGCGCTGCGCATCCAGTCCGGGTGGCTGGAGTTCGTCAACAACGGCCTGTCACTCAACGGCGACATCCGGGCATGGATGGGCACCATCTTGCAAGCCCTCAAGCGCGACAAGCTCTCGGTGCAGACCTTCGGCAAGATGCTGCGCACCCCCACCTATGTGCAGCGCACCAACCCGTTCCTGGACACATCGCCCATGTGCGCCAAGACCGTTCGCATGGAAACCTGCGGAACGGTCATCAAGGATGTCACCCGCGCCTACGGTGTGGACACCCGCATGGAGCTGTGGCGCCCGGGTGACCCGCAACCGGACAAGTGGGCCAACCTCGATTCGCCCACCTACGTGTTTTCCACCCGGGACCGCCAGCAGATCTCGGGGCCCACCAAAACCGTTGCCGATTCGGTGATCAAGACGGTGATCGACCTCGGCGGATCACTCGGTGACATCTTCAAGCCAGTCATCCAGCAGGTACCCGGTATGAACGGGGTGTTCTACGCCCCCAAGCTCGGTGTCGATTTCGAGCAGCCCTACGCCTACGTCGTCGCCCCCGAAGAGGGCGAGGACTCCAACATCATCAACTGCGAAATCGCCGACCACACCCCCGAGGGCTGGCAACACATCATCGGCGGCCGTTCTCCAAAGTGGTTGAACGACTTAATGAATGCCACCTTCGCATGGTTGATCGATTCGCTGATGATCGTGGTCGGGTTCTCCGGCATCCCGTCGGATCTGCTCTCGGGATTCCTGAACAACAGCTTCCTGGCGTTCCAGATGGTCCAGGTGTACCAGGTCCGCGACGAGGTGGGCCCTTTTCATCCGGCGATCGAGCGGTTCTACCCGACCGCCAGCGCCCCGTACAACATCGAAACCATGTTCGCGTTCATCAACGCGATTTTCGATGCCCAAGGTGCTACCACGGCGCAGGTCACTTTCCGCAACGGTGACCAATATGCCTTGGGCCGAGACATTTTCGAGGGCGGCCTGATGTCGCTGGTGTATCACCGCCGAACCAAGATGATCACCGACTACATCGAAAACACCATGTGGCGCATCACCCCCACCGAGCAGACCACCCTGGTGCAGCTCGGTGACGGCCGCCGCGACGAGGCCCCCTTGGGCAGGATTCAACGCTTCATCACTGGCGCATTCGAAGCCATCAACGTCATCACACTGGCCCCCCAGTCCTAACCGGAGGTAACCCACATGGCTTGGCCTATCGTCGATTTCAACGGCGCACGCTACTACCAGGGACAGGGCTACACCCTGGTCCCGGTCGACGGCACCGGGGTGGCGCACGTGCTGCTGCGCGAAGACGGCGGAATCATGGGAGGGGTGTCCGGGGTCGAGCAGGGCCCGCCCGGAAAGCACGCCGAGTTCGACGAGAAGATCGACCTGACACCACTGGCCCCCGAAGACGCGACACCCGATTCAGCATTTTTCGAACTCATTACTCCCCCAACGGACAACACGCCCGGCAGGTGGAAGATGCACCTGGCGCTACACACCGGCAAGACCGGTAAAGACGGCGCGACACGCTGGAATCCGCTGGACCTGTCGACTAATCCCAAGGCGGGGTGGATTCCGGCCGTCAAAACCGACCTGCTCGGTTTTGAGCTTGTGCCGCAAAAGGTTGCCGAGGTGTTCTACCCGGGCGAGATCAAGAACATCGGTACGGGCAACGCGAACGGGACTATGGCCGCGATCGACATCCCTCCCCGCCCGTGGCCTCGGCGTATCCGCGCGCAAGGCCAAACGGTCGTTACCGGCGAAGCGGCCGACGTGCGCGTGAATCTGCTGGCCCGGATCAACGGCGAGGCCAACGGCAACATCGTGGGCCGCTGCGTGGGCATCGCCCAGACTGATCGGCTGGCGTTCTCACCGGGCAAGCCCATCGGCCCCGGCAGCACCACCGACGACTACGACACCATTCCCGCTGGCACCTCGGCCACCGTACACATCCGGTGCGAGCGCCAAACTGGCACATCGACGTACACCGCCACCGCCGCGATGTCGCACTTCAACATAGAGGCCTGGCCGCTGTGAGCGACAACCTGCCCGAGATCCCCGATTGGGCAAGAGATGTCCCCTCGGCCCCGGTACACCGCGAGCAGGGTGGCGGTCTCACGAGGCCGTTCACAGCCCAAGAGCTCCAGGAGTTCGGCAAGGGGTTCATTGAGCAGTTCCTCGGTCGCGTGGTGCTCGCGGTCATGGGGCACCTCATTCCCGGTGTGGGTTCGTTTGATCAGCTGCGCGAGTGGGCCAAAGACAAACCTGGTCTCGGCGATCTGGTCGAGCTGCTGACCGGGATCGAGGACGGCGACGAAAATGATTTAGGGACATGGGCCCTCGGTATCCGCAACGCCCTGGCTGGCATCGATCTGGCCCACCCCGAATCGATCCTGACTGCTATCGCCAAGGTGGCGGGCCAGTTCCTCAAGGGCGTTATACCGGCGTCGTGGGTGGCTGATGTGGCCCACGACCTACTGGGCGGCGCTGGCGGATTCACCGACCCGAAGATGGTCGAGGACAACCCGTACTGGCGATTCGACGCCGCCCAGAACGGGCACCTGTCGGGCAAGTCGATCTACCTCAACGCCGATGGCCAGCTGCATGCGATCAGCATCAAAGACCCGTTCAACGTAGCTGCCGGCCAGGCGGTGGACATCTCCGCATCGGCGATGTGGCAAGGCGTCTCGGCTGCAGCGGGGTCCAATCCGATCCGGTTGTGCATCACCCCGTTTGCCACCGATGGCACCAAGCTCCCCGATATCGTCATCAAGAAAATTCAGCCCGTGGCCGCGGATTCGTCCTGGATACGTGCCAGCCTGACTGGCTCGTGGACGGTGCCGACCGACGGATCGGTCAAGTCCGCGACAGTGACCCTGGTGGTCACCGAGGGCGCCAGCGGCGGCCGCATCCACTTCTCTAACGTCACCTCGGTCATGTCGAACCTCGGGCCGCTGCTCGGCAAGTGGAGATCGTTCTTTGACACCCTTGGCGGCAAAGCCAATTCGGACATCGCCGATTTCGAGCAGCGATTCGCCGCGATCACCGCCGACGGCAAGATCACCGCCGAGGAAATCATCGGGCTACTCGGGTTGGGCAATATCCCGAAGCTGCCCCCGGCCAAGGTGCACAGCCCGATCGGCAGCACCGACATCGGAGAAGACCTCAAGGACACGTGGAACAACTTATGGAACGCGGTATTTGGGGACGGATCTAGCGGCAGGGGTCCTGTCGATGTTTCCACCGCGACCGCTGCCCTCAAGAAGAAGGCCGATGACGCGTACGCGGCCGCGGTGTACGCCACCGACGTTGTGAACCTGCCACGACTGACCCCTCGCTGGATGTCCACAGGCATCAACGACGATGTGTCGTTCCCCATCATCAATGCACAGTCGACATTCGTGCCGGCCGACCAAAAGCTGGTGTTCATCCCCATCACGCCGGGTGTTGAGCGCACGTATCGAACCGTGAAATTCGCCATCACCGGCAATGGCATGACGCAGTGCTACGTGGGCGTGTACCGGATCAATGAGTCGCTGCAAATTCAGAAGGCCGTCGACCTCGGGAACGTCAAGGCACGGCTATCGGGCACCAGCCGCGTGCAAGCTCTGACAATTCCGTCGCCGGGATTGACGGTGCCCAAGGGCCACACCGCGTTCATCGGTGTGCTGCAGGTCGGCAACCCGCAGGGCCTCTACACCACACCGGCCATGCCGACCGTGCTGGAAGTCGTGCAGAACATCCCCCTGTTCTTCACCCAGGACGGCGGCACCGGCTACACCTCCCTGCCCACCCTGGTGGGCGGGCACGTGGAATTCACGCCGGTATGGGGCGCCCTGGGCGAGTCGACCAACTTGGCAGATCAATGGACCGAGTACTCACCCACCGGGGCGAACCTGCCCCTGTCCGTCTACGACATCCCCAGCGCCAGCACCGTGCTGTACCTGGCGGGCTGCGGTGGCGGTGGTGGGGGCGGCGGCGGTGACGGCGGCTGGAACAAGCCCGGCGAGGGTGGCGGCGGCGGTTCCTGGAACTCGCTACGGCTGGAGCGCGGCGTCGACATCCCGGTGTCCGTCACTCAGATCACGGTGCAGTCCGAGCGTGTGGGTTCACCCACAGGTATTGGCGGCGAGCCCGGCAGCAAGGAGACCGACGGCAAGCCGGGCCACGACATCGTGTTCCGCAACGGCACCGACAACAGCGAAATTCTGCGCTGCGCTGGTGGCCGACTGGGGCGCCTGGCCTATGGCAGCTTCTACAACCGCGACTCGGTGGGCTACGGCCCCGGCGATCTTGGGTTCTCCGCGCGCCTGTTCAAGGGCGGGCAGAACACCCCGCCCAGCGCGTCGGTAGGTGCGGCCAACGGAGCCCCGGGCAACGGGCCCGGCGGCGGCGGCGCGGGCGGTGCCGGTGGTACCGGGGGCAGCGCCGGTACCGGCGGCTGGGGTGCCGCGGGGTACGCCGCGATCAAGGCGGTCTGATGCCCTGGTCCACCAATCCGTCTGCGCCCTCGGGGCAATCGAGTAGGTGGTCGACCAAGCCCGATCCGCCCTCGCCGCCATCCATGGGCAAGTGGGTCTGGATGCCACGGGTCACTGTCGCGGACTCGGCAGTCGGCGCCGATCTGGCCCATCTGCTGCGGGTGGCCCACACGGGCATCGATCAGGGTGTTAGCGCAGACCTCGCCGTCGCAGGAGTGGGCCTACGCGCCAGTGATGCCGGCCGGGGCGCCGACCTGGCGCGGGCGAAGCTGCGCGTGGCTGCACGAGACGCCGGGATAGGTGCCGACTCGGCCCGCTCCGGTGTGCGCGCCACTGATTCGGCCGTGGCCGCCGAGATGGCGCAGATGCTCCCCCGCGGGGCCGCCGTCGGTGCCGCCACGGCCGCCGATATCGCGGTGCTGTCGCGGGTTCGGCTTCCCTCCAGCGCCAGTCAAGCCATCGGGACCGATACCGCCACCGCCCGGTTCAGTCCGCAACCGGCAGCGCTGACCGCGATCACCGCAGTCGGCACGACCGTGGTCCCGATCCCGGTGTGGTGCCGCTATCTCGATCTGGCGCTGGTCGGCGCTGGCGGCGGCGGTGCGAGCTCGGGCACGTTCTACCTACTCGGCGGCTTCCCCGGCAGCCCGGGAACCTGGGCCACCACCACTTTGGAGCGCGGCATCCACATTCCCTGGACCACAACAACCCTGACATTCGTCATCGGCGCAGGCGGCGCAAAGGGTAGCGGCGGTTTCGCCGGAACCGCGGGCGGCCCAGGTGCGGCAACCACCGCTATCGGCGACGGGTGGGCGGGCCTGTCCGCTGCTGGCGGCGCTGGTGGCCCGCAGCACCCCACCGGCATCAACGCCAACGACGGCCCCGGCCCGGGCGACAAGACCTACAACGGCGTGACCTACCCGGGTGGTGCCACGCAAACCTCCGATGGCGGAACGGGCTACGCGCCCGGCGGTGCCGGTGCCGGCGGTGCCAACTTCGGCGGCCCCGGCGGCGTCGGCGGCGCAGGCGGCGCCTGGTGCCGCGCATACCAGTAACCGCAGGAGGGATCACCCAAACATGGCCAACCCCAACGACATCGACAACTACTCATTCCGAATCCACTTCTACAGCAGACGCGAAACCTCCTATTTCGACATCTACATGAACGACGGCGCAATCGGACTGATCAACGGAAACTACTACCTCGACGCGGCCCCACACGACCCGAACGTCGGCGAATGCCTCCTGCAATACGTCCCCAAGCTCAACACCACCATCTGGGACTTTGACGACGGCAGCCTTCCGGCCAACACCGAGGGCTACCTCTGGTACCAGGTCAACGAAACCTACGTCATCACAGGCGATTACCAGCCCTTCGGTGGCCTGATGATCGAGGGCCAACTCGGATGCGCCTACCTGAAATCCGTCATCGCCCCCTACAGAGACCACCAATGGACGACCGAATCACCCCGCAACGTCGCGCTGGGATACACCCCGCGCATCAGCGGATGGACCACCTGGGAAACCCCGTAACCAACAGAAAGGCCCCCGCATGTCCGAATACCAAGCACCGCACCGACGCGCCTGCTGCGCCGCAATCACCGCACTCGGCAACCGAATCGGGCTATTCGCCGGTTCCACCCGGGTAGGCACCGCCTACGCCGACACCACCTGGGCCACCCCAGTCGATGTCACCGAATCCGGCATCGACAAGGCATCATCCACCGGCTCGCTGGTAACCATCTCGGTACCTGGCGGCACCGTGGCCAACGGCACGGTGATCAACCGGTACGGCGTGTTCAACGGCGCGACCCTGCTGCGCACCGAGGCACTACCGGTCTCCCTGACCGTCAACGACGGATCGCAGCCGTTACAAGTCGATGTCACACCAACATTCAAGTTCTGGGGGGTGTAGTCATGGCCCGCCAGCTTCTCAAGCACTCGGCCTTCTACTCCGCACTTGCCGCCATCTCATTCCGGCTGGGCTGGTGGGCATCCGACCGCCTGTCCTCCTACGCCCAAGAGATCGACCCCCGCATCGAAAGGAAGTACACCCGATGAGTTTCCGCACCGCATACGGCAATACGGTGTCCGAGAACGGTTGGCGTATGTGCAACCGGGACGAATGCGACATCGTACGCATCGACGAGCTGTACCTCGTCGATACCGCACCGCTGCGCAAGGGCGCCCCGCTGACCATCCTGGGCGCCTGGCTGTACTGGTATGACCGCAACGTCGAAGAGATCACCTCGCCCGTGTGGGGCTGGTCGGCCACAAACGATGTCGCCAACAGTAATCACCTGGCAGGCACCGCTGTTGACGTGATGGCACCCAAGTACCCCTGGCAGCGGTACACGATGGATGCCGCCACGCAGGCCAAGGTCCGCAAGGGCCTGGCGCTGTTCGAGGGCTCGGTGTTCTGGGGCCGCGACTGGTCGCGCCCCGACGAGATGCACTACCAGATGGCCTGGCCCGAGGGCGACAAGCGCAATGACGCGTTCGCCGCCAAGCTGCGCGCCGGATACCTCGGCATCTACGCGCCCGCGCAGCCCCCGGCGGTCGATCCTATTGTGCTACACCAGCAATTCGTCCAAGAAGCTCCCGACCGCAAGCTACTTGAATACATCGCCGAACAACTCGGGCCAGGACATCCTGACTGGGCATCGAAGGGTATGACGCTGCGCGACAAGGTGTGGTCCAAGTGATCCGCATCGGAGACTGCAATGAAACGGTCCGTCAGTGGCGGGCCGTGATGAACGACTGGTTTGGGCCGCTGTACACCCGGCTGCTGGGGCCGCTGCCCCGCGACACCGACGAGTTCGGGCCGCGCGCTGCCCTGTGGGCCGCCGAATATCAGCGCCGCACCGGCCAGATCCCCACCGGGCAGGTGTCCGATGATGACCTACGCGCGCTGGGCATTGCGCCCCCGGCCCCGCCCGCCAACCGCCACCTGGGCCTAATGTTCCGGGGCACCGGAGGAGTCATCGGCCAAGACTACGTATCTCGCGTCATGCAGGCCGTGGCCAACCTCGTTGAGGAAGTGCACCCCGAATTCGCCGCAACCATGGGCGGACTCCCGGTCGGCGCCGCGGGCAGCATCAACGACATTTCGATGGCCAAGGCCGTCGACATCGCCGTGGCCGACGCACAACGCATCTTCGCCGAGCGCTACCGCGCCAACCCCAACATCAAGGTTGTCATCGGCGGATACTCGGCCGGCGCGGTCGCGGGCGCCCGGTTCCGCGCGTGGCTGGCCGAGCACTACCCGGACAACTACCTGTGCTCATTCAGCTTTGGTGACCCCACCCGGCCCCACGGTGGCAGCTACTACGGCGGCCCAATCCTGGCGGGACAGGGTATTTCATCGTGGCGGTTCGGCGATGTCACCGACTACCGGCACTGCTGGCTCACCGACCCTGGCGACATGTACGGCAACATCCCCCTCGGGGTGGTCGGGGACATCATGGACGACTGTTTCGACATGGTGACCGCATTCCAGATCACTGACCCACTCGGGGCCGCTGGTGCCATCCTGCCCAAAATCCCCGAAATCGCCGCCAAGGCATTGGGTGTCGAGCTGCCCGCCATATTCGGCGCGCTCACTGGTGGCCCCAACGGTATCGCCGCGCTCGGCCTACCCATGGTGCTCGGCGGTCTACAGGGACTACTCGGCTGGGGCGATATCAACAAGCTCACCGGGCCCGCGGCCGCGGCGCAGGCCGCCTTGATCGCGCTGCGTTTCGTCACCACCAGCCCACCGACCGCCGCGCATATTCAATACGAATACCGCGAGGTCTGGCCCGGCCAAACCTATCTCGGCCTCGCCATCCAGCACGTGCGCGACTGGGCCAGCCGCACCCCCGCCATAGCCGCGTAGATCAGTCCGCCCCCGCGCGAGGAGAGCGCGCAGGGACTCCCCACACCGTAGCGTTCCCTATCCATGGCGCCATCGAAAAAACTCCCCCTGAACTGCCCAAACGCAGTTATCCACAACCCAACCGCCGAGAGGACCGTCATGCACATCACCATCCCGCCCTGGCTCAAGGACGCCGCCGTTGACGCTGCCGAGCGCGCTATCAAGACGTTCGCGGGTGGCTTCATCGTCGGCGCCAACCTGGCCGACGCCGCGGTGAACGCAGCCCTGACCGAGATCGATTGGCAGAGCGGCATCAATGTCGGCGCCGGGACGCTGGCGGTATCGCTCATCTTCTCTGCGGCATCGATCAAGCTAGGCCGATCCGGTACCGCGTCGGCGACCAAGGCCGTCGTACCGTCCAGCCTGTTCAAGCTCGTGGCGGGCAGCGGCCGGTGAGCCTGCTGACCGAGATGGTGGATGTCAGCGGCATCGATACCCCAAAGCAGTTCGCGGCACTCACGATGGCGCTACTCGCCCCGATCTGCGGATCGGTCGCGGTGGCCTGGGCCACGGCCACCTTCGCGCACCGCAAGAAGCTGGGCGCTATCGCGGCCGATACCGGAGCCATCCGTGAGCAGACCGAGAACGACCATGAGACCAACATGCGGGTTGATCTCGACGAAATTCTCAAGGGGATCAAGCGAATCGAGGAACAACAGGACCAGCAGGCTCGCGATATCGGAGGCCTACGCGAGGAAATGCGTACCGAGCGCACCGAGCGCGGGAGGGCAGACCAGCACATCCGCGAGCTGATCGAGCGCTGGCGACACTGACTATGAAGAAACGGCTGGGCCCGTCATACAGCGCCACAGAGGCAACCCACGATGGGAAACTGTGCTATTGAGTCGCGTCAAACCCATTTAGCTGGGGCGACACGCGGTTCATCTTTGTATAGGCCCAGTACAGGCGCGGTAACACCATTACGAATGCCAGGAAGATGTATGCCGTGATCGCGATCGCAATGTAGGCTGGCACATGAACGACTGCATCTTTTAGGGGAGTGCCGGGTTCACCGCGCGACACGTTGAGCCCGACGACCAAAACGGCTGCATCTACGACGCACGCTAAAGCGATCATGAATAGGTGAGCAACGCTCTCATCGAGGCTATCGCGGTATACGTCCTTACCATCGCGGCTCTCTGACCACTCCGTGAGCTTGAGCCGGAGTGTCGACAGGGAACCGAAGGCGCTGAGTGTGCCGCCCGCCAGTAGAGAAACGGCCGTCAACAACGGTATGGGCGCTGACAGATTCCAATCGAGGAGAATCGCAAGGGCTAGCAACGCTGCCGGCACTCCAAACAAGATCAGCAGCGCAACGACATCAACATGGCGGCCGGGACGGCTCGCGAGGGTTAGCCCTTTGAGCTGTCCACGCAGGAGCGGAGCAAGATTGAATCTATCCACCATCCCCTCCCCACCCTGACCAATCAATAGCCAGCTCAAGCGACTTTTCCAACGGCATAACTGCCTCCTGGACCCGCCGATAGAATAACGATGGTAAGGGACAGTCTATGCCAACACTTACGGGATAGATGAATATGTCAGCCCAACGCGACGGGCTGACCTGCTTTGATTTCCCAGTTGCATCTTTGATGTCAATCCAAGCATCGTCGTAGTCCTCCGCGTCGAATCCCTCGTATTGGTCAGCCAGGACCGCCGCAAGGTCATGGGTCGCCTCGACCTGCGCGTCCGCTACCGAACCGACTGACTTCGCATCGGGGAACCACTTGGTGATCAGCCTTCGTGCCTTCGCGATCACGGAGGGATCATCCAACCCCATTTCGACCTTGAGCTTGGACTTACCGGGAGTTCGACCATCGGAGCCACCTTGCTTGGTGAGGATGATCTTGCTGCTGGTTCCGTTTTTCATTAGGCGACTAAGCCGGTCAGGGTCACTTAGCGGAACAAGCCTCAGTGACCACCAGAGAGGACGAATGGACTTCTTACCGGTCTCTACTTGCTTCGCCGCTGCCTCCGCCTGGGCATCTTCGCGAGCCCACGCCTTGAGCCACTGTTCGAGCTTCTCGTGAGCACAGGTGCGGCTGGCGTCCTCGACTGCGACCACCGCAGCCTCACCCACCTCCGGAAACATGAACACCGCACGGTACGGACGCACCGACTTGAGATGACCTATCGGCACCGGCTCGGCACTAGCTGGCTCCGGCTCTACGTCACCAATGATTCCCTCGGCGTATCCAGCATGGGTATAGCCGAGGTGGCGCCCGTACAGGTATTCGATGACTACGTGGTCACCTCTGTGTGAAACATCGGAGATGACCAGCACGGGACGCGTCCGCTTTTTCGCTACCGAGCCGCCCTCATCGAGGTCTCCATCAACTGTGTCGGTGGCCTCGTCGCCGGCGTCGAGCTCGGCAGTACGTGGAGAGCCGTGTACCACAGTGCCCTTGCGTGCGCTTACGAGTTCAAACAGATAGTCCCGGAACGCTTGCTTCTCGTCCTTGTCCCCGATCTCCACCTTGCAGGGATCGCCACGACCATTGCGATGGATAGTGGCCTGGAACAACCGGAATCCGTAATTCGTCACTATCCTCCGCCCCGGACCGCACGTCAGCGGCCATTCCCATTTCAAAGGCGCACTGTACAAGACCACGTTCCATTACACGTCCGCTTGGACCTCCAGAGCTGCAACTCGGATCGCGTCGACCACGCATTACGGCATCCGTCGACAGTCCGGGGGAACAAGGCTCCTACGCGGCGATTGCTGCGCGAGCCTGCACGATGTGGGCCTCGAACAAGGCCGTTCGCCACCGCCACCAGGTCTCGACTCCAGCGGAAAGTGAGGGTGTCGCAAGTCCGTCATCAAAATCGCTGAGGGACAACAAGAACCGCCATTTGTTGGACTTGTTTACCAAGCCAAATTCTGCCGGTGCGTCAAGTGGGGCGAGCATGAAATCCACACTGCCCTCCCTCGCCGACCAGCAAACCTGCAGTTTGCAATCCGCGCTGCGGAAATAGACCGCCCACGCCGGACGCTCGCCGTACTCAACGGCAGGTTCGATCGATTCAAGCTCGAATCCGTACTTAGACAGCGTCGGCCCCATGTACTTCTCAACGTCGGCGTAGCTCATAGTTACCGACCTCCTTCGTAAACCCACGAGTTTCCGTACTGCTTATACCCGTATGCGGCGCCGTGTTCTTTGAGGAAGTTAATCTCCAAGGCGGAGAAGGACTCTCGCCGTTGCCTTGCTACCTGTTCTACGCTGTTGAAGCCATCGGGCAGGACATAGTCAACGCGGGATACCTTGTTCTCAAGCTGCGTGCGTAGGAACTGTTCGTTGACCTGCCAGCCAAGTTCCTTAGACCGTACTTCATCAAGTCCATGCCCTACGGCGTTCCAGGTATCTGATCCAGTGTCGAAATAGATGCCACCGTTGTGTCTTGCTTCGCCGATATAGCCGCCGTCTTGCCCGTCCCATTTGCCCAGCACGACGCGGTCAGGGTTGGCGTTGCTGCCGATACCCGGTGCGTGGTGGGTGGAATGATCTGCGACTTGCGCAGCCAGATCCGAGGTCGGGTGGCCATTGGTGAACGCGTTGTTGAGATCGGCTGCCAACTGCGGGGCGTGGGGCGAGTAATGCTCGGTTGAGTGGTTCCAGCTGCCGGGGTTCGGCGACTGGTGCTCGAGCGTGGCGTTGGGTGCCGGGTGGTCCACTGTGGGCGGTGTGTGGTGTCCAGGGGCGGCGTCGTCGAGTCCGTGGGTGAGTGCTCGTGTTTCTGCGCCGGTGAGGTCGCCGAGGAGGCCGCGTGCTCCGGCTGCGGCTTCGCCGCCGAGTGGACCGGTGGCGGCGATCGAGGACACGTCGAACAGTTTCTTGCCTGCGAATCCTGCGGGATCGTTGACTGCGTCTTTGACCTCGCCGGGCAGGGACCCGAGTGGGTTGGCCATCTGATCGGCGGTGCCTAGTGCGAACTTCGCCCAGGACTCAGCCACGCCCGGAGAGCCGGGTCCGCCCTGTCCGGTCAGATTCTTGGCTTCATCAATTATCCCGTCGACGCGGCTGTTAACCCCCTGCCCGAACTGCCTGGCCACACCAGAACCGAAACCGTCCGCAGGCTTGGGGGCGCCGGGAAGTTTCTCGAGCGCACCGACCGTCCCCGTGAGGCTGCCCGCCTTACTGGGGTCGATGGCCAGCTTGTCGCCCGACCCCGGTGTCTTCGGGTACCACTCTTTGTAATTGGCCTGAGTGTCGGCGCCCGCAGCAGCGGCCTTAGTCGCACCAGGATCACCATTCGGGTCGGGTGCGGCCAGGTGCTCCAAGCCAGCGACAACACCTCCGGGCTTGATAGCAGAGCCGGGCATCGCCGGAAGGCTTTGGGCGGCAGCACCAGACGGGTCCGGGAGTGTCTGGGCAGCTTTGACCGCTGCCTCAAGATCGGCGTTGGCGACACCCCCGGCAGCGCTGATCTGACTCAGAGTGTTAGTCAGATAGTCCAGCTCGTTTTTGTCATACTTGCCGCTAGGCGGGGTGACCTCGCCGGTGTCGTAGTTGATCGTAAATTTGCCTTGGGCGGCATCGTTTTCGAGCTTCTTAAGTAGCTGTTGCACGCCCTCGAACTCATCGGCAGCGGCCCGGATCTTGGCCGCAGCGCTCTGCTGGGCCTGGGCGTGCCCATCGAGATACTTGCCATGCGCATCCAGATCGTGATGAGCGGCGTCCCCGGAGACGCCTTTCCAGCCGTCTCCCATGATCGGCAGCCGCTCCACACCGCGCTTCATATCCCGATTCGCGCCCGCCATCCCATCGAGAGCGTCGGCTACATCGCGAAATGATTGGACCTTGGCGCGCTTGATATCGGCCAGCGGCAACGACATAGGACGCTACGCCTTAGCCTGCGGACGGCTACCCAGAATATTGACCGCCGTCTGCTCTTCCATCCCGGCGAACGCGTAGCCGATCCGATCGAACGCATCGCGGTAGTGGGTAGCTTCGTTCTCAACGTGCTTGGAATGGCCCTGCCACTGCGTCGACTCACTGTCCAGCGCCGACGCCGCATCACCAACCCACCCCGACATCGCCGCCCCGATCTGACCATGCGCCTTGGCATGTGCTGCCCGGTGCGCTGCCAGCAGCTGATCCATCTCATCGGCAGAACGGTGCAGCAACTCAGGACTGACTTGCAATGAACTCAC